CATTGAATTATGGTACACTTTTGATCCTAACAGATGCCGATAAAGATGGTATTCATATTAAAGGACTTATACTCAACTTTCTCCACGAATTATTTCCAACTCTTTTCAAAAAAGAAGGGTTCATTGTAAGCATGGAAACGCCAATCGTCAAAGTTTTCCAGAAAAAAGGTAAAGACGACCTTTTATTTTACGATGAAAATACATTTGAGGATTATCGACGTGATCACAGCAAACTCAAGAATTTCAAATATTACAAGGGTTTAGGGTCTATCGACACCAAAGACGTATCCGAATTTTTTGGAAAGAAGTTGGTGAAATATTCGTTCGACAATAAGGCTGAACAATCCATAAATAAAGTTTTCAAAGACGAAAATGCCAATGATCGAAAAAAATGGTTAAACAACTTTAATCCACGAGTTTCAAACTATTGTTTGGATCTGTTACCAGAGCTGAAGGAAAAAACAAAGGACGGCACAACCATAAAATTGATAAATGCAAAAATAAGTGATTTTATGGAGCATGAGATGATTAAATTTTCCTATGAAGATTGTAAAAGAAGTTTAGGTGGTTGTATCGATGGTTTGAAAGAGTCTCAGCGCAAGGTCATTTATGCCATACGAAAAAAATTCAAGAAACAAACGGACTTTATCAAAGTGGCTCAACTCAGTGGCTATGTCGCCGAACAAACCGATTATAAACATGGTGAACAGAACCTATGTGAGACGATAATAAAATTTGCTCAAGATTTTGTCGGCGGTAACAACATTGCTTTACTTGAACCAAGCGGTCAATTTGGAACCAGGCTTGAAGGTGGTAAAGACTCGTCTGCTTCAAGGTACATTCATACCAAACCTGATAAAATTTTAAAATATATTTTTAGGGAAGAAGATGACCCTGTATTAGAATATTCAGCTGAAGGTGAACCAGTAACCTTTGTTCCAATTCTTCCTTTAATTTTAATTAATGGTTCAATTGGTATTGGAACTGGATGGTCATGTTTTATACCCCAATACAACCCAATTGAGTTGGTGGAATACATCCATAAAAAACTTTCTGGGTTAGAAATGGAACCTCTTGACCTTAATCCTTACTATAAAAATTTTAAAGGAAAAATTAAACCATACGACGAGGAAAAAACAAAATTTACAACTTATGGTAAAATGAAGCGTATAGATGATGAAACAATTCAAGTGACTGAATTACCCATTGGAATGTGGACAGATAAATTTAAAGATCAATGTTACTCTCTGATTGAAAAAGGTGTCATGAGCCAATTGATTAACGAAAGTACTACGGATAAGGTCAACTTTACCTTAAAAAATGTTCAAGACACCACAGATATAAAATTGACTTCAACACTCCACACTACAAATATGGTTCTTTTTAACCATGAAAATGTTATAACAAAATATCATACCATAAACGACATCTTTGAAGAGTACTTTAAAACACGCTTGCATTTTTATAAGCTGCGCAAAGACCATATTTTGGCAAAATTGAAAGATAGCGTTGATCTAAACGAAAATAAGCTCAAGTTTATCCTTAAAGTTGTCAACAATGAAAATTTTTTAAAACAAGAAGACGAAGCTATAATTGACCTTTTGAACGAAGAACACTTTCTAAAGGTTGACAACACCTTTAATTATCTTTTGAATATTCCAGTCAGAGGATGCACATTAAATGCTGTAAAGGTTCTCAGATCCACAATTTCAAAATTAAAAGAAGAACTTGTCGAGCTTGCAAAACTGACCACAAACCAGATGTGGTTAAAAGAATTGGATGAGGTAAGGGCACACCTTTAACCCGTTCGATGTGGAGATGCAAAGTGATGGTGCTTTGCGCTCGACCTATCACAGTAAAAGTGCCACTTGTGGCACATATAAATTTTTTTATGCCTGAAAGGCATAAAAAAATAAAAATTGAAATAAGTTTTTATAATTGAGGTCATAATATGGTTCATATCAAGTTGAATCTCAATTAACTCAAGCTATGGAACAACTAGCCATAAAAGAAAAATCTGAAGAAGAGTTAAGAAACAAACTTGTTAGGGCTGAACGTAAGGCCATCAGAGTCAACAAATTTATGAAGAGAATAACCATTAAAGAGAGAAAGATGGAATGGATCTACATAGCCACAAACGACTTCTACGCTTTGGAGAGGTTGTGGAAGGTTGGATCAACCATACGTTTAAGTAGTCGTATTGGCGGGTACCACACTGGGAAAGATTTAAAGGTGGACAATGCCTTGAGAAAATACTCAAATTGAAAATTATTTCAAAATCTTATTATATCTATTTGTTGTTGAAAACATCCATAAACTCGTCACCAACGTTCACATCAATCATCAACAAATTTGTCACAAAAAGAATGGTCAACTATGCCATATCAGACAATAATTCGTTTATTCTGAACTTGGTTTTGAGTCAATTGGTCAAAAAATTGTCTGTACTTGAACTGAATAAAGTCATATCACGATTTTTATCTTCAAAAAATGGAATACCCCTCAAAAATCCGTGTCGCCGTGTTTTGATTAAATATTATCAGGCTTCACTTGAACCTAAAATGAAATGTATTCGAATTTAAATCTTTTATGCCTAAAAGGCATAAAAGAGCTTAAAATTTATTGTTCGTGATATCTGGTCATAAAGTTGAAATGTATAGGCTCGTATTCTCGTCGATTTCGAGGGCGCATGATATTGGCTAACATATCTTCTCTATGGCCTTGAAGATCCCTAAATTCCGCAATACCACAGTCATCGCAATCTAAAGGTTGTTGTGGACCACAAGTTCCTGTTGATCGTCTAAAGTCATAATGCGTGTTGTTCATGGGGTCGATATATATGGCTCCAAGAGCCTTTGTATTTTTTGGGAACAACGGTGAGAAAAATGGGTTTGTCATCTCTGGGTCAACATAGTATTGTATTTGGCCTGGTAGGTCTTCTCGAAAGTAGTAAATCGACTTGTACCGATTGATATCTGAATTTTTATCGTAGATGGCCCAATAGTCTTTTATTTGAGAGTTCATTGGGACAGAGTCCAAACACATACGAACCGCTTTTTGTGCGTCTAGTGTAGTCGAATCTTTGGAAATCCAACCGATATTTGACTTGTCGTTGCATACTCGTCCCACTTTTTGACCGCCATCACACAAACCAGTGTTACAAATCATACCAACAGATTTTAACTTGTTTATGGGTAAGAATCCATCATCTTTCAAATAATTTAAATCATTGATAAGAAAAGGTTCTCCTGAAGCTTTAATATTTTTCAACACGTGAATATCGTGAAAAGACATGTCTTCTTTTATTAACTCTTTTAACCCGTTCGAAGATGGAACGACATTTATCAAATATGACTGTCCAAGCCAAACAAACAAGAATATTTTGGCAACCAACTTTAAATTTTTAAACTTCAATTGAAGTTTAAAAATCGTCATAAAGTTTATTTTATCATGGTCTATTTAAACCCTGATAATGTAACTTGGGGAACGACGAACTGAACGTCTTGGGGATCGTCGGGTCGAACGCCTTGGAGAAGAACGACGATAGCTTGGGCTATGATGGCGACGAGGAGACTTTGAACGTCTTGGAGAACGACGAACTGAACGTCTTGGGGAACAACGAATCTTGTTTCCCACTTTTTTACGATAACATACAACGTGAGGCATATTTATTATCTGGGAAAATATAAATAAATTTTCAGCAAAAATTCTACAGATAATTTTTTATCGTGGTTTGTCCAAAATCCACAAAAAAATACCAGTAGTTTTAACTGCAACCCTCGTATCTCATGGTAACTTTGCGGCAATATAAATCCAAATCTGTTATAGTCAAATCATCCTTAAATGTTTCGAATATTTCATTCCATATTTTTGGTAAATTTGGCCTTAAATATTGAATCAAATTCAATCGATTCTCGTGATCGTTTGATTTCACCATTAACTCTTCTAGCAATTTATCTTTAATGGATTCTGGTGAATTTGCAACCAGATTATTGACTTTGTTTGAAAATATGGCGTAAATTTCATCTTCAAAAGAAATTGCGATGCCGAGGTTCCCCATTTCAAACCCACTGAAGATATTGATTAGTCTCGTCAGATATCCCTGTGAACAAGTATCATACATGTCAATTAATTCCTGTTCCAACCTCATTAACAACTGATTTTTCAAGTCCATTTGACACGAATCCACAATTAACCATACATTTTCAATAATTTCTTTTAAGCTTAAGTTGAACTTTGAAAATTTCAAAAAATTATAATTAAAAATACGGTTAAGAGAACCTTCAATTTTTATAAATTCTGCATGATGTTGAAATTTAGACAATAAAATTTCATAAAGATTTAATGGGCATATCTTGCCTTTATTTTCTTTCAAAAAACACTCAACCGTTTTATTGGCGCTTGTCACCACACTTGATAAATGAACATTTTCAGGGTTATTTGTATACTCTAAATCAGGTAAAATATTTTTGAGGATATCTTGAACCTTGTTCTTAATATTTTGTGTTCCTTTCAAATAAAGGATATCACATGCCTCAAGTTTCAAATTTAAATCGGTAGACTCGTTTTCGATAATGTGGAACAAATTGTCCTTGAAAATGTTTTCTTCTTCAAAAATTATTTGTAAAAATAAAAGGTTATTTTTGACCGTCAAAACATTGTTGTATCGTGTAAATATAAAGGTACACAAATCCATAAAATAAATTTCGTTTTTGAACTTTGTGATCAAAGACAATATTTTTTTGAAAGGCGAATCTTTGGTTCTGTGAACTCTGAAATTCTTGAATGCAATAACTATTATATTTGTCAAATAATTGTGGATATTTATATCCTTAAAAATTGTTTTAAACATAACAAGGTGTTCTTCAAACATCAACCAATACTCGTCAGAGTCAAAGGCGTTTTTGAGCATAAGAAATAGAACATTGGAAAACGATCGTTGAATTAAATGTTTATTTTTTGAGGTCAATTTACAGGACAAAATATACAACAATTCTTGTTTCAAATAAAGGTTCATGTGACAATCAAATATGCACACGCGAATAAAAAATTTTTCCAATTTTTTAATCCCAGATAACCTGTAAATGTCCATTAATCTTTTGATTGTTTCAAATTGGAGAGAAGTATCCATCTTTTGCAACAGTTTATATCTATGGCTATTTTCAAGGTTTAAATCGAAAATATCCGAGGAATCATAATTTGTAGTCATTTATTTGCGACAAAATTCTCAGAGAATAAAGTAATTGAAAAATATGGAACAAAACTATCTTAATTTGGTTAAAGAATGTATCGAACACGGGGACTACAGGGTTGATAGGACCAAGGTCGGCACCTATTCTTTGTTTGGAAAACAATTGGAATTTGATTTAAGTGGTGGTTATATACCATTATTAACAACCAAAAAAATATCACACACCAACATCCTGAAAGAGCTTTTATGGATTATTAAAGGTTTAACCGACTCTACTCTTTTAAATGAAATTGGGGTAAAAGTTTGGAACGATAATGGCAGTCGAAGCTTTTTAGATTCGTGTGGATTTTTTGAACGAAAAGAAGGTGATTTAGGCCCTATATATGGATTTCAATGGAGACATGCGGGAGCTGAATATATTGACTCTGATACAGATTACACTGGCCAAGGATATGACCAGTTGAGTCAAATTATTCAGACTTTGAGAGACAATCAAACTTGTCGAAGAATAATTATCAACAGTTGGAATGTACCACAATTGAAAGAAATGGCTTTACCACCGTGTCACTGTTTTGTCCAATTTTATGTTCGAAAAGGACAATACCTGGATTGTCAGTTGTATCAAAGATCAGCTGATTTGGGGTTGGGGGTACCATACAACATTGCAAGTTATTCATTTTTAATGCTTGTCTTGAGTAAATGGACCAATACCACCCCGGGAAAATTTATTCATACATTTGGGGATGTGCACGTGTATTCTAACCACGTTGAACCATTAAAACTTCAATTGACCAGAAAACCGTTTAAATTTCCACTATGTGATTTTGTGGGTAATTTTACCTTGAAAGATTTGGATAGCAAAACTTTGAAAGAATGTTGCGATATGTGGTGTGACAGTTTCAAAATAAAAGATTATACCTTTCATTCAACCATTAAAATGGAGATGGCAATTTAACTCGAATCGTCTTTATTGAGACCATTGTCAAATCTTTGGATTGATCAGATTCCAAAAATCTACGATTGTCTCTCAAAATCTGAAAGTTGCGATCGTCAGATTTTGAAATCCTAGAAAAAATTTTTTTAAATCTAAAAGTTTTTCAAAAAGTGGATGAATTTAAAGTTTTGAGAACCACAATTTTCAACTATTTTTAAACCAAATAGTTTGTGGTTAAGCGTTTGCCCGTAGGGCTTCAAAGCATACTGGTGGTCACCACACTTGGGGTTAGAATTTGTTATAACGATATCTTTTATGGTTGATTTTAACGCAACAACATTCAAAGTGTCATATCCAAACGTGTATCGATTGTACACTGTGAAGATTTTTTGTTCATCATTTGATGACTTGGTAAATTGACCATTTGAGTGCGTAAAGTCCAAATTGCTCTCGTTAATCGACTTTACGAGTTCGTTTATGTAGTCTTTTGAGTTGTCTCCGTGAAGGAGAGTGCCGTGGTGGAACATGTTAACGTTGTAGCACTTTTTGGCCAAAAACACATGTCGGGGTCTCTTTTTTTAAATATTTTGAGTTTATAGTCACCTTTCAGGATAACTTTTTGATTAGGATGATTGTCGATCAAAAATGTTGTAGCACTCATTTTTATATACTAATAAATTAAAAAATCTGATCTAATAAATGGAAGACAACATTAATTTGAACGAAATCTATATACATGATTCAAAATTGTTTAAAGCCAAAAATTTGAAAAGCTTTATAAAGAACCATAAAATTCAAGAACATGATATGGTTAAACTTAAGGGCAACAAAATTGGTATTAAACGAAGTTGGATTAAAAAAAATATACCTTCTTTTAACCTTAAATTGGAAGAAATGAGCGACCCGGAAAGTATCAATTATTTTGAGGTTGGACCGACTTTAGAAAAATATGGATGTAAAACATTCAATCCAATCAGTCTTAACCTTGATTCAACCACTGTAAAATATTTTATCAAAGAAGATAAGAGAACGCCATATTTTACCCGAAAGGGTTTAATCAAAATTATGGTTTTGTTTAACGCTTTGCAAGAAAATATTTTCGATTGGATGTATGAATTAAATAATGGTTGTTTGCAATCCCAAACAAATAATTTGTTGAACGTGTCAGAAATGGTTAATTTAAACCATACTCCAATTGTAAAACAAGTTGGTGGAGATGCGGTTCTGTCCAACCACATTTATAATGTCAACAACCAAGACATTATCGTTGATTTTAAAAGAATCGGCGACCTTAAAAAAGAACCAAATTTAAAACTTGTTCTTGAAGACTACAAATGTCCATTATATTCCCAGATGCAATTGAATTTTGAAAAATCTTTACATGAGGCAGAAGTCAACTTTAACAATAAACTTAAAGAATTGAAGCAGGAAAAGGTTATTCAACACCTTCAACAAGAGCTGGATAAAGAAAAAAGTCTCAAGGATCAAGTTTTATCCCTAACTCAATCTTTTATGCCAATGTCCATGATTAATGGTGATATTAAACCATCTCCATCGCCTTATATTTCAAATAATTCCCCAGCAAAGACTCTGAGTAAACTTAAACCATCAAAAATTCAATAAATTTTCACTTATAAATAAATTGAATTTAAAGAACAAATAAACCATAAAATAAACATGGTATATACAATAACTATTGATGGACCTATTGGAGCAGGTAAGTCGGCTCTCATCTCTCAGTTGAAAGATGATTTTACATGCTTCCAAGAACCAGTTGAAGAGTGGTCGCTTCTTCAAAGTTTTTATAGTGACATGCCTGCCTATGCGGCTCCATTTCAATTTCAAGTTTTATTTTCTTTTCATAAGATGTATTCTTCCTTTAAAAATGTCAAAGATAAAGTTATTTTGGAAAGGTGTCCTTGGTCCTCGAAAAATATTTTTACCAACATGTTAGTTGATGGTGGTTATATCAAACCAGAAGAATACAACTTATATTGCAATTTTTATGATAAGATTGCTTTCACCACAGATTTGTACATCTATCTAAAGGTTGACACGGACATTGCTTATCAAAGAATTTTAAATCGAGATCGTGCTGCAGAAAGATCATTAAAATTTGAATACTTGGAAATTTTAAACAACAAATATAATGAAGCTATCAAAACCTTAAAAAATGTCAAAATTGTTGATGCCAACCGACCATTAGCAGAGGTCAAATTGGAAGTGATGAATATATTGAGTCGTGATTAATTTAACCATAAAAGTCTTTTTATACCTGAAAGGTATAAAAAGAACCAAAAAATTTACTGTTGTTTCTCCCGAGCGTTGGAAAGTTCTGCGGCCAATTCCAATATTGTTTTTTTAGGCTCCTTTGAAACCATTATTTCTTTGGGTTGAGTATGAGTTGTTTCTTCTGTTCTTTGAGTCTTTTCGACTTGTTGAGCATGGTCAACCTGTTGTTGAACAAAGATATTGAACCACTCAAACGCGTTGTCTCCAGTGTATAAAGAAATTTCGTCGTTCGACAGGACCACAATAGTTGGCACAACCGAAAATTTTTTTGTAATCACATTTCGTATAACATTGTTATCAATGTTCATAAATTTTATACTCAATTTATCCATAATATTTGAATTATTAATTTGTTGAAGTAATGCTTTGCAATTACCAGAATGATTACTGTAAAAAACAGTGATGAATGTATCCATTGAATTTGGATTGTTGGTGGACATCGTGATTTTGTGTTTATTATATAATAAATGCAAATAATGACTCAAGATTTTGAAGCAAGCAATCCTTTTGGACCTATTGGATCTGAAAGGGTTAAAAAAGCACCCTATTCAATTTTAGCTCCGATGGGAATAAAGGCTGCATCAGCCATAATAAACAACAACAAAAATCAAATGCTACTACTTTCTATGCTTCGAGACAGATTGTTTTACGTTTCTCACCCTTCGCTTTCAACCTTGGAATGCTCTATAAATTTGAAAACAAAGAAGGAAATTGAACCACAAATATTTTTTGAACAAACTGTTGAAGAAATATTGAAATTGGCCAATTTCAACCTAAAACAAATTGAAGCAAAAAATAAAACATTTTCGCTTTTGTTTAAGGACGTTGCAGCCATGAAATTGTTGAATATAATTTTTAAAGACCAACAGGACCATCCTTTGTACCCAATTTATTTGAATTGGATAGAGGGTTCGGAATGGATGTCACGTATGTAGTGCCAGTCAAACTACAGCAAAATGCAGAAAATTGAATTTTTGTCTTGAAAAAAAATACCTAAATAAACACGTTGATATACAATGGCACTCATTATGGAAATTATGAAAACTATCGCTCAACCAATTGGTGAGTTGGCAGTATGGCTTGAAGAGACCTATCAAGTCGACGTCAGCGAAACCGTTGCAAAGTGGCATGAATTGACTGGAATGAACATCACTGTCAAAGAAGGAGAAGTAGCACACGACGAAGTCCAATCATTGAATGTTGATTCGACCAAGAGTCCCAAATCAAACAAAAAAATCCCCAAGACTAAAGACGTATGTCAACACGTTTTTCAAAGTGGTCAAAGAGTGGGAGAACAATGTGTTACCAAACCAAAAGGTGGGGCAACCTATTGTAGCGCTCACAAGCCCAAAGACAGTGTAAAATCTGCGGTTAAAGGTACCAAAGTACCTAAGAAAAAAGAAGTGAAGAAGGCAATTGACTCTGAATTTGAAAGTGACGAAGAAGCCCCAAAGGTACAAGCAGTAAAGGTTGTTAAAAAGCCTAAGAAAACAAGTGGAGACACTGATATGTCTGAAGATTCTGATGGTGAGCTTATACCACGAGAAGAAAAGGTTGAAAAATTGGCTGCTAAAAAAGCAGCTGAAGAAAAGGCTGCAGTAGCCACAAAAAAAGTTAAAAAGGCCTTCCACCATTCTGACGATGAACTAACAGAACCAGAAACACCAGTTAAACCTCTTTTGAAAAAAAAATCTCAAAAAGGTGCAACTAAACCAAAAGCCAAACAATATGACACTGACGACGAAACATTGGATAAAAGTTTGAACTTGAGTGATAATGAATAAATATAACCTTTTTAACCATAATTTTTTCATGCCCTTTGGGCATTAAAAAATGAATATTTTGACCTTAAATAAATACACGTCATGGCTACCATAGTTGAAACTATAACAACAAGTGTTGTTGTCACACGTAAGGTAAAATTTGCCTTAAAACCAATAATTATTATTTTTGAAGACGATGAAGATAGAAAGGGACCATGGGAATTATTTGCCGTGGATAGGGGTCGTTTTAACCGAAGAATACAATGTGTTGAAAGTAAAATTGGGTGGTGCTTTGAACCAAATCATCGAAAAAAATATTTAATTTACTTTCTAAAGAAAAAATATTAACACATAGTTCACCGATATAAAAAAATGAATTTTATTATTATGGTAAATAACACTATAATAAAATATTTACTATGACTACTAAAATTGGTTATATCTATGCTATCGAGAACAATTTCGATAGTTCGACTTATATTGGTCTAACGACGAAGACTATTAAAGAACGTTTTGCTCAACATCTTCAAGCTGCAAGGTCGTCTAGAGCCACCTGCGTCTTGCATCTCTTTATGGCTAAACATGGTCCAGAAAACTTTACTATTAGAGAGCTTCGTAGGGTTGAATACCATTCAATCATAGAACTTCAATTGATCGAAGAAGAGTGTATTAGGGACTTTGGCGACCTTAATACTACGTATAATTCTCGATCTTATGAGATGGCAGGTTTGACCTTGAACCGAGTTATTAAAGAACGTTCGCCCAAAGAAAGGCCAATTGTGGTTTCTAAAGTGCCACCTCGAGAAGATGTTATGGAGATAGCTTGGGAGGCTGAAGAGTACCCTAATAAGAAGATCAGTTTAGATAAATTTATTGGTTTGTTTATACCAGAAGAAGAAAACTATGGTACTATACTCGATGATATGACTATCAAAGGTAAAATCCATCTAAATAAGTGTGTACTTGATTGGTTTGGATATGAAGGAGACTACAAAATACAACGTCAAAATTTTAAGAAGATGCTCAAAAACAATTCTATTGAATACCATGAATTGACATATCAGGATAAAGAAATTAATAAGTATCCGACAATCAAACAAGAACTTGCGGGAATGACTAACTGTGGGGTGGTTAAAACTAAATTCATTGTTATGGACCCTAAAAACCTTAAAAGAGCAATCATGCAACTTAAGACTAAAAATGGCCACATAATCAGAGATTATTATATTGACCTTGAAGAGCTCCTTAAGTTGTACGTTGAGTATACGCTTTACTTCAACCATCGAGAGGCTCAAAGAAAAATTACTGACTTGGAGCAAACGATGGCTGAAATGAGGCTTGAACGTAAACAAGATCGAGACTTCATGCGTTCTCTTGGTATCAGCCTTGAGGAAGTCAAAGATCAGAATGAAACTCTTATAGATCAGAATGAAGAACTACTCGATAACAACAAAGGACTCAAGAAAGATGTGAAGAAAGTTCAGCGTAAATTGGGTATCGCAGTCGAGGATAGAGCACCTCTCCCTGAAGATCATGGTCCGAAGGACCATGATCGAGATCCGGCAAAGCCGGATCGAGATGAAGACAAACAAGAGAGATTTGTCCTACTCAAGAGAAATGACGATGAACACCATTCGAGCCCAACATGGTTATACTGAGCGCAGAATTAAGACTCAAAAAACCTTGTTCCCCAAACTTGAAATTTTACTTGATTTTGTGGCTCACCCCAACTCTAAAACTTTGTATAATAGAATAAAGGAGAATTTGAAGGCAAAAAATGTCATATTCAAAGGAAATAACATCGACCTCGAAGACACTGAGATAACAGAAGAAGAACTTATGGTGGAAATGAAGGTCATAAACGATTCTAAACGAAAAGTCTAGAAAATATCAAATTTTAATGCTTAAAATAAGCATTAAAATACTTAAAATTAATTTATATAACCAAACTGTTTAAGCTTTAGTTGTAAAAATGGCCCAATATCGTTTAACTTTATGGTGTAAGGAACCTCAATCAAATTTATTCCATTTTCTTGGCACATTCGTCTTTTAAGTTCATCTCTGTATTTTTGGTTAGTTGAAGCTTCCACATTGCGATGGAAAAATGATGTATAATTGTAGTGTTGTTGACCATTATATTCTACTCCTAATTTTAAGGTTGAGTTGAAGCAATCAAGTTCCAAGTTATTGCCAGTAACAGGGTTTCTTAAAAAGTCGGGTCTAGCCTTTGGGAACGGCACTTGAAGTATGGTTTCCAAATACCTTCGACATTCAATTTCACCTCTTGATTCGGTCTTTGTTTCTGGTGGCGGTTGGCCACCACGATACATATAAATATTTTTTGTATTCAAATTCTTGCTCCATTTACCCTTTTGTTTGGTCAACTTTCGATGTACGAGGACAAGAACCATTATTCCAAAACATCCAAATATTAAGGCATACAGGTACCAACTATCATCAAAATCAAAATTAAACCAATTTTTATGCTTTTTTTTAACCTTGGATGTACGATGATCTTCGTGGAATGGTGAAGTGGACTTAATTTTTTCAGACATCTTTATTAACTCTCTCTAACTCGTCGCGAAACGATGTGCAAAGCAGTTTATCCACAAACTATTTGGTTTAAAAATAGTTGAAAATTGTGGTTCTCAAAACTTTAAATTCATCCACTTTTTGAAAAACTTTTAGATTTAAAAAAATTTTTTCTAGGATTTCAAAATCTGACGATCGCAACTTTCAGATTTTGAGAGACAATCGTAGATTTTTGGAATCTGCTAACCCTTTAAGGCTTACCTTTCAAGCCCAAAGGGCTTGAAAGGGCTAAATATTCGGATGATCGCAACTTTTGAAAATCTACGATTGTCTCTCAATTTTGGTCGTCAACTTTCAAAATTCAGGATTTCAAAAAATTCAGAAAAATGAAAATTTAATGGTCAAAAATATTGGTCTCTTTTAGTTTATGGTTAAAAAATTCGTTTGTGGATAAACGGCAAAGTTCCTAAAGTTTGAGAAGTCGTATCGAAATTTTCATCATGTTTTGAAAATAAAAGTTAAGTACAAAAGTTAAAAGTATGTTACAACCTAAATGCAGAAAATTGATTCATTTTAGTCTAAAATAGTTAAAATAATAAATACTACAATGGCCACAAAAATGTCAATGTCAAGAGGAGGAGAAGACTCTATTGTTGGATTCAACAAGAAAGTCGCAAACTATACATCGTATGATTCTGAAGATGATTATTCCGGTGAGGAAGATTTCTATGATCATTATGAACCATACGAAGAAGAATTTGATAATGGTGACTATCAACCATTCAATGCAGAGGACGAAGAAAAAGAGTACAAGGCTCGTATTTCACCTTCTTTTATCAAGGTAGTCAAGCCTATTTTTTTGAATAGTCCGACCAAGAGCGCTGAAAAGCCCCCCATCAAATCTCCAACATGGTGGGATAAGAACAAGCCTATTGAAGAATCAAAGCGTATGATCAATGGGGTTCTGAATTATGCTCTTCTTTTACCACCACCGACTCCTAAACCTGTGGTAGTTCCACAACAAGTTAAGAAGTCGAAAAAAAATAAAAAAGGAAAGGATACAACAACCAAACAACCAACCGAGAAAAAAGTGAAAAATAATGATTCAACGGTACCATCAAAACCCGCTCCAAAAATCCCATACTTCAAAGACCCTAATGCGACTCCAGAAGTCCAAAAACCCACTCGATTCTGTCTATCAATCATCAAAAAAACAAAATGTTTCCATAAAGCTCAATGTCGATTTGCTCATGATTATGCGGACCTTAAAGAATGCAACTTTGGAGAAAAATGTAAAAAAATAAAAGTGGTAACTCGCAACCCAGATTCGACAGTTGAAATGGTTAATAAAAATGAGGCTGGTTGCAACTTTAAACATGCAAACGAATCGAAAAATTCTTATTTGAAGAGGGTTCCACAACAACATACCTCACCCAGAAAATAAAAAATTATCCTTGTTTCCCACCTTAACCGTCATACCTCCCTTATTCCCTTTCATACCCATTGGGTATAAAAGGAAAAATGAAAAATTTGAGATAAAATAAAATATAAATAAGATGAAACTCACCTTAAAAAATTTTAGATGTTATACCCATCAAACTTTCGAGTTCACCGATGATGATGTTACTCTCGTTAGTGGACCAAGTGGTCATGGAAAAACAACAATATTATTAGCCATACAATTTGCATTGTATGGCTCTGTTAACCACAAATATCTCGTTTCGCATAATAAGATCAGTTGTGAAGTGATTTTGATTTATAAAAATTTTAAGATCAAACGAACCAAACGTCCAAATATTTTAAATGTTGAAATGAACGGTAAAAATTATGAAGACAAAGAAGCACAAATTGTTTTAAATAAATATTTTGGGGTCACAAATTCTTCTATTTTTTTTATGGATCTTTCACATCTTGAAAAAATGGAATTTTTGGAAAAAATTGTCAACGCAAATTGTGATGTCAAGGAGCTTAAAAACAAAATAAAAATTGAACTAACAAGTTTAAACAAAGAATTGGCCATACTTGATGGTCAAATTTCAAATACCGAATCTATGATGGATATCATCCAAAAACCAGAAAAAGTTGAAAAACCAGAACCCGATAATTTTTTTGATGAATCTTCAGGTTTACAAGCACTTTCGAAAGATGACTTGATTTTAGAGAAGAATCAGACCATTATTCAACTCGATTTGAAAAACAGCGACGAAACAAAATACAATAGATTAATGGTTGAAACGCGTGTTATACAAGAGGAAATAGATTCTTTGGGTTATTTTGACCCTGATATTCACAATCAAATAAAAATTGTTTCCAAAGAGTTAGACTCGCTAAAGGTCCAAAATAACCAAATGGAAAAAAAACGCGATAAAATGCTCGTGATCGAAGAAAGTTTAAAAGAATTGAAAAATTTTGAATATATTGATGATGCACATCTCCATATTCTTGACCAACAGTTGAAAACAATAGATGAAAAAATTGAGTATTGTGTAAGGTATGAAGAGGCACAAAAATTAAACCTTTTAAAAAAGGAATACCTGAAAGCTTTGGAATTGGAACGCGAGGAATGGCACCATAAAACCGAACAACTTCAAAACAAATTAAACAAGTTGAATATCGTGGACAAATCAATCTTAAATAATCTATCATTATTTGAACAAATTCAACAAAAATTTCAGGCTGCTCAACACTTTAATTTGAAAAATAATTTGGGTCAAATTGAAGCTGAAATAGAAGCATTAAAAATGAAATTTCTAAAAAGTTTCAAATGCGGCAATTGTGACCATAAACTGATCATAAATATGGATACTTTTGAACTTGTTCAGACCACAAAAGATAATCAAGAAAAACTCGACACAAAGTGTGATTTCACCATTAAAACCAAGCTTCAAAAATTGGAAAATTTAAAGGATAAACTCGACTCTAACAACGTATTTTTGAATGAAACCAACATTGAAGAAATTATGGATAAAATCACTTTAATCAACGCTTTTAACAATACAACAACCGAGTTAAAGCAATTGGGTTCTTTTAAACCTTCAATATCGTTGAAAAATATGGAAAGGAAAATCGACAGTTGTGAAGTGGAAGAAGAAAACCATGAAGTTGGTGATCTGAATACTTTGAAAGATGAAAGGAGAGATTTGACCATACAACGTAATGAAATATCTCAACAATTAAAGATTAAAAAGAACCTTTTAAAGAAAACAGAAATAATGGAATATTATGATTCTTCGATCCATAAATCAATAATAGACTCAATTGAAAGTCATGCTGAAGCATTAAAATTGAAAACGTTCGAATTGGAAAAATATAAAACTTCGGGGAGACTTCAAACCAAATTGGAATTGTTGAATTTTAACCTCGATAAACTTCAACATGATCCTTTAATGATACCACAATTACAACAGAGTTTGAAAAATATTGAATTAGGTCTTCAATACCATGAATATTTTAATCAATACAAGACTTTTCATATCCAACTGAAAAAATATAAAAAGGTAAAGACCACCCTGAATAATTTTAAAGATAATAAAAAAAATATGGAACAAACCTACCTTAAAACTCTCTTGTTTAAACAAAAGGTCATTGAGGCCGAACATGAATCGTTACAATTTATGGTCAATACCATCAACACTCATTTATCTGTCTTGCTTCAAGATTTCTTTTCTGAAAGCTTTGGTGACCCCATACAAATTTATTTGGAACTTTCAAACGAGAAACGACCACAAGTCAACACAGTCATAAATTATAAAGGCAATAAGGCCGATTACAAATCTTTGAGTACCGGAGAATATGCTCGTGTAAAATTAGCATTTGATTTGACCTTTAAAGAGATATTGGGTGAAAATATAATCATGTTGGATGAATGTACGGCCAATTTGGACCAAGAGTTGAGTACAAAAATTTTTAATAAAATTAAAGGTACTTTTCCATCTAAAACAATATTGATTGTTGCGCATCAGGTAATCATGGGTACATTTGATCATGTTTTAAAACTATGAAATTTTTCGAAATAAATTGAATTTTTCATTGGAAAAAATGAAAATATAAAGGAACAATGGAACCCTATTTTAAAGAAAATTTTTTCACAGAATCTATGGTGATTTCACCGAAATATTTAAACTTTCGTTTATGTGATCATTTAGGTTCCCAACTAGCCAACAAATATTCAAAAACATATTTGAATAAAGGGTACATATTCAACATAAAAGTAACAAAAATATTGGACAATAAAATAACTCTGTCTGGTCAAATCGTGGTCAATGTTGAATTTCGAGCAGATATATATGTGCCTAAAATTGGCCATACTTTTCAGGGAGAGTTGAAGAAAGGTTTGGCCAACAAATTTCAATGGGTTGAAATTGGACCTCTAACTATTTTTTTAAATAAGGTTGGAACCCAGGCTATAGACGATATCTTTGTGACGATTCAAATAACAAGTATAAAGTCTGATAACACCATATGTTTTGGAAAATTAATTTGATTTTATGATTCTTTTATGCCTAAAAGGCATAAAAGAGAAAATGGCACGTTTACAAACCAACAGGAACTTCTTCGTGGAAAAACAATACCGCATTGTCAAGATCAAGACAAGTTGGGCATATATCCCATACTAACACACATAGTGGACATAACATTGTTTTATAACAGGTACAACATAGACTAAATTCTGCATAATAACACGAATCACAATAAATTTTTGGACACATCAACCCCTCGCATATGTGTATACTTGAAGTTGTCACTATTGTTTGACATTTTTCACATTTTGTTTTCATTGTTCTTTATTATTTTATTATTTGAAAAGTAACTATTTTTGTTTACCCGATGCCCATAGGGCATCGATTAGCTTTTGCCCTATGGGCAAAAGTTTATCCACAAACGAATTTTTTAACCATAAACTAAAAGAGACCAATATTTTTGACCATTAAATTTTCAAAATTCAGGATTTTTTGAAATCCTGAATTTTGAAAGTTGCCGACCAAAATTGAGAGACAATCGTAGATTTTTGGAATCTGCTGAATATTCGGATGATCGCAACTTTTGAAAATCTACGATTGTCTCTCAAAATCTGAAAGTTGCGGTCTCAAAATTGAAATTTTAGGCCCAAAAAATATAAAAAATAAAACTATGGATCAAACGAAACTTAAACGTCTTCGACAAACTAAGAAGAAGGCCGATGATGCCTACTTCAACTCTGACAGTCCAATCATGTCAGATAAGGACTATGATCTGTTATGCCAACAGATAGCTGAAATAGACGTGTCTATTTCAGAAGTGGGATGTCTCCCAAGAACTGATAAAATACAACTTCCAATTTATATGGGGAGTTTGACCAAATACAACGACAATAAATCAATAAATAATTTCTTGACTAAGTTTGACCATAAACAATTTGTCGTTCAAGAAAAATTGGATGGTGTAAGTTGCCTTTGTGTTTACAGGTGTCGAAATATCGAACTTTATACCAGAGGTAATGGTACAATTGGCGTTGATATATCACATTTGTTGGAATATGGTTTAGATATACCAAAGATTGAAAGTTATCACACTTTTATGGTCAGAGGGGAGCTTATAATGTCAAAGAAAATATTTAAAGAAAAGTTCAGCATAGAATTTAAAAATATTCGAAATATGGTCAGTGGACAGCTTGCAAAAAAGAAACCAAACGAGTCAATTATAAAATTTTTGGATTTTGTGGCTTATGAAGTCTTTGAACCACATTTAAAAATTCAAAAGAGTGTGGTTAATCAGTACCAATTTTTGAAACAAAATAAGTTTAAAGTCGTCTACAACCGTACAATTGAACGTGATTTGGTCGAACAAGATGTATTGGTGGACTATGTTCACCGTCGGAAAAAGAAAAGCCAATACGACATTGATGGGTTGGTTATCACCATTAATGGAGAGTACATTCGAAATGATTGCGACAACCCTAAATATTCATTTGCATTCAAAATACAAGGTGAAGTTGCACAGGTTGAAGTTGACCATGTTAAATGGAATTTATCAAAAAGTGGTAGATACAAGCCGCAAATTTTTATAAATCCAGTTGAATTAAGTGGAGTCACTATTTCTTCGGTGACTGGATTCAACGCAAAATATATAACAGAAAATAAAATTGGTTGTGGTTCAATTTTAATCATAACAAGGAGTGGTGATGTTATACCACATATTGTTGCTGTGGTAAAAGGAAAAGGCGATCTTAACCTTCCAACGCAAAGTAGATGGAAATCGGTTGATTTGTACCACGATTATGAAAAAATTCCAGACCAAGTGATCGTCAAACAAATGGTCTATTTCTTCGCAAGTTTAAAGTGTCTAAATTGTAAGGATAAAACCATCTTTAAAATTTTCAATTCGGGTTATTCATCAATTGAAAGTGTGATTCAAGCACGTCCCGAAGAACTATCTCAAATTGACGGGATAGGGGAAAAGTTAGCCATAAAATTGAGCACGTCGATTAAAGAAAACGTAAAGGTGGCTAGTATCCATCAGTTGTTGGCTGCTTTAAATTGTTTTGGGGAGGGAATAGGCCTTAGAAAAATTCAAAATATAGATCTTTCCAATCCAGAAAATTTACAAGTTAAAGGTTTAAGTGAAGTCACTATTAAAGATAAAATATTACCAGCGTGGAAGGATAGTTTGAACCGTGTTATGAATATAAAAAAGATGGTTGGAGGAAGCATAGAACTTGAAAAACAAAATATTGAAATTGGTGATGGTCCTCTTCAAAACAAAATATTTGTTTTTACAGGGTTCAGAGACTCCTCGTTGGAGAAACAAATAATCGAATTGGGAGGTAAGGTTACTTCTGCCATATCAAACAAAACAACTGATTTAGTGGTTGCAAGCGAAGAAGGAAAGAGTTCGACAAAATTATTGAAAGCAAAGAATTTAGGTATAAAAATAACCACAAAATCAAATTTAATTGGTGTGGTTAAAAATATCCAAAAACAACAAATTAAGATCGAGGTTGAGTACTCTGATGTGGACAGTTCGTCCGAAGAAGAGTAGTGTATTAAATTTTTTAATTTTTTTAAAAATTAAAAAATACAGTATAATAAATGATACGCCCACGTTTGACTAAAGAGCAACGCCGTGAAGTCGTTGAAATGTACACGAAAGGAACGCCTATTTTGCATATTTCTCAACAATTTAAGGTTACAAGACCCACCATTTATAATATTATAGAAAGCCAGGGTAATCTTGGTCATAAAAAAATTGATTTTTATTCAGGGAAATCAAATGAAAATAAAGAAGAAATGGAACCTATTGAAAATATAGTTACTAGCGACGATGAGGTTAACGCCTCATCATCGACCACGTCCTTCCTGGGGGTGGTTATTGATACCGAGAATGGTACAAGTAACCCTAAAATAAGAAAGGCTTTGGATAAGAGCTTTAGTCTCCTTGATATTATGAAGTTTATTGAAGTGACCAAATTTAAGTTAAATATGATCATGTTTGACTACTTTTGGCAAATTGTGGTTGGAAACCATAATACCCTTGTGGGTAGGATAATATTAGAATGGTTTGGGTATGACGGAGAATACTATAAACAACGTCAAAATTTTAAGAAAATGTTGAAAAACAACGATATTTCTTTCAATGAGTTAACTCATAAAGATACGAAACATGAATTGTATCCTATGATACAAACAGAATGCAAGGATATGGCTAATTGCGACATTGCTAAATCAAAATTTTTGGTTATGGAACCAAACGACCTTAAAATGGCCATAATGCAACTTAAGACTAAAAATGGCCACATCATACGACAATATTATATCGACCTTGAAGAACTCCTTAAATTATATGTTGAATATACGCTTTACTTCAACCACCGAGAGTCTCAAAGAAAGATTACAAACCTCGAAAAAATGATGGCTAAAATGGACCTTGAACGCGAACAAGATCGAGAATATATGCGATCTCTCGGTATCAGCCTTGAAGAAGTCAAAGACCAGAATGAAACTCTTATAGATCAGAATGAAGAGCTACTCGATAATAACAAGGGACTAAAGAAAGATGTCAAGGATGTTAAGCGTAAATTAGGGATTGCAGTCAAGGATAGAGCACCACTCCCAGTAGATCATGGTCCGAAGGACCATGATCGAGATCCGGCTTTGCCGGATCGAGACGAGGACAAACAAGAGAGGTTTGTCCTACTCAAGAGAAATGACGATGAACACTATCAGTACTATACCATTCGAGCCCAACATGGTTATACTGAACGCAGAATAAAGACCCAAAAAGTGTTGTTCCCACATCTTGTTGTTCTCCTCGATTTTACGGCTCACCCTAACTCTAAAACTTTGTACAACCGAATTAAGGATGAATTGAGGGCAAAAAACGTTATCTTCAGCGGTAATAACATTGATCTTGAAGGGTCAGAAGTGACTCAAGAAGAGTTGATAGAAGAAATGAAGGCAATCAACGACCACAAATTATGCATTGAATAAATTAACCTGATTTTAATCCTTCGCACAAGGATTAAAATTTTCTAAATAAAAAAATTGATTTTTTTTGAGAAAAAAATACCTTAAATAAACTATACAATGGAAGACAAAAATATTATCATCAACGATACTAAATATAACTTTTTCAAATTCTATAATGTGAACCAACCATTAACTGAATTGAAGTACTTGAATAGCGATAGGTTGGTGTTTGCTAAACCTGTTGTTCGAAAACTACCAGAAACTAACATATCATTTAATCGAATTTTTGTGGCTATAACTGGCCCAAAAACAAGAGCTATAACTGAGGGACTCAAAGGCGTGTATGATGTAGACGAACTATTGGATTATGACTCATTTCTTGCTAAAGGTGAATTTACAGCTAAATATGACTTTACGAAACTTGAGGAGACCGACTACCATATTCTCGTGGACTTTGAATGGTACAAAACCAACGTCGACTCTGGTCTTCAAGAACCATCTTTTGTTTACAATTTGTCCGACAAGTTGTACCATGATGAGCCAGCTCAACGAGAATTTGTTGTATCAAAGTTCACCGTGTTTGATGCAACCGAATTGATTAAGAAGAAACCAACCTTAATTAATAAAATTCCTGTTGAACACTATCATGTCTTGTTGATCAAAAAGTGGTTGAAAGATAACCTTTCAGAAAAATACCTGAAAGTGATGGCTGAAGAGCATAAACCATTGGTATTTTCATCAGAAGAAGTGTTCTCTTTTGGAGTGTCCAGAAACACCTTAGACACGAACAGTATTTCTTATCAAATATCTTTGTGTCTTTATGACCGAGAGAACCCTAAAGATGAAGAAATAAAATGGTCTGCAAAATATGAAGAAATGGCTGCTGTATGCCGCCATTATCTTAAAACCAGCGAGTTCAAAAAATTGAAAGGGTTGATTGACACCATGAAAGGATTATCATGGAAGAGTAATGAAATTGGCGATGCCGATGGTCCTAAACTTTATCCAAAGGTCATGTTTAACCAGAAAAAAGAAGAATTTATCACCGTTTTTATGGATGAAACCGACGAGATTATTGAAGATCCAAAAACCATCTTGGATAAACGAGGAAGGATAAAAGTGGCCTTAAGATTTGAAAGTATTTTTGTTGGGTCAAAAGTAGCTTTACAAGTTCGAGTCAATGATGTTTTGATTTCAAAGTGGATTGAAGCATACAAGCCGAGAGCATTGATTGTAAGGAGAAACGGACCAAGTGGAAGTGCAATCAAAAATATTAAAGCATCTGATAAAAGTGAGGAGGAAAGCGACCTTAATTCGAGTAGTAGCGAAGACGAAGAAGAAGAGGTTAAACCAACCAAAAGAGTTGTTAAAACTGTTAAAATGTCGACTTAATCTAAAAAAATTCTTTCATCCCTTTTTAGGGATCAAAGAAGAAGTATAATAATTAGTACCTAATTGGAGGTCTCAATGGTGGTGGAAACCGTCTTATAGGATAACCCATACGAGGAAATGGATAAATTGGTCTTGGAAAATAAATTGGTACAAGTTGTGGTTCAATTGGCCCAGATACTGGAACAGATTATTGCACTACAGGTGGTACAGATTTTATATTGTACCCAACAAGCACAATAACTAAGGCTAAAAGCAACACTGAAATGGCTATTAATTCTTGCATTTATTTACTGCCTCAAAGTTCTTCAAAAAGTATCCATCGATAAGGTAATGGTATACTACTACCATTACCAATGCTTATATTGGCAGGACCTGTGATGTTTCTCAATCTAACACCAATATCGATAGTACCAGGTACTATCGATAAAGTTTCAGAATATATATGTGTACCGGTTACAGCCGAACCATCGTTTATCAAAATCATTCTGGACCATTAGTGTTAGATGACTCGGTCAAATTAAATGTAAAAAATTTGGCAATAGCAGATGTGTACAACCCAGAAATAGACACTGTCATTTTTAATAAAACTGATGGTCTATATTTGGATCTAAAGTTATCGTAAATATGGATCCGTTAGTTGCATCTTCGATGGTCAAACCCTGAGTTGATTGGCGGTCTATGGATAAAGCCGTAAATTCAACTAGGTCGTTTAACACCATATTTTGATTATCTGTGGTCTTTGAGAAGGCAACAAGTTTCTTGGGGGTTAATGGCATGTAAAGAAACCCATTCCAATTCCACAGATAGTTGTCAGAACCCATATACAAAGTGTTGTTTGCAGATGCTCTGTCAGTCGGAATGGTGACATTTGGGTCTGTGCCAGAATAGAATGATACTGGGCTATTTAAAATGTTTGAGGAGAAGACAAGACTTCCTAGAGCAATTTCTTGTACGTTGGCCAAAACACCTGTAGAATTTCCCAACAGAGAAGAAGGTGAAACTTGCTGAATTTTTGCATAAGTGATTTTGTTAACTCCGATCGTGGGAGCAACCGCCGTACTTGTTGGATCAAAGTCGCCCGCCAGTCTAATCTTTCCGTTGACTAAATTTGTTGCATCTGGTGTGACCAAACCATCAACATAAGCCTTATTTGTAAGATCGTTAGGGTTAAAAGGAGCCACTGGTTGGACTATGGCACCGCTCATAGTGCCTCCTACCAGTGGAAGAAAAGTCGTTGAAAGAGTGGTTGAGTTGACGCTAAGCACACCGGCATTTGACATACTCAAACTTGGATCCAGAGATACGTCTGTGACAGCTTGTGATAACGAATTTGAGCCTTTGAGTCGACTTACAGCGCTCATATTGGCCATCTTAACGTTGGTGATAGCCGAGTCTGAAATCACTGGAGCTGCTGCCGTTGTACCAGTACCACCTAAATCGCCCGCTAATCTGACCTTACCGTTGACTAAATTTGTTGCATCTGGTGTGACCAAACCATCAACATAAGCCTTATTTGTAAGATCGTTAGGGTTAGAAGGAGCCACTGGTTGGACTATGGCACCGCCATAGTGCCTCCAGATAATGGTAGAAAAGGACCACCTCCAATCAAACCATCAACATAAGCCTTATTTGCAAGTTCGTTGGGTTGGCCAGGTGGAGATGGTTGAACAATTGGTCCACTCATAGTTCCACCCGTTAAAGACAAATATGTCGATTGTGCATAGCCCAAGTTGACTAGATCACATGCATTTGCCGGCGTTTGGCACTGTATAACTTTATATGGTAGTCCCATGTTCAAATTACCCATCAATGTGCCACCGGTTAATGGTAGACTCGAACCCGAACCTCCAGAAGCAATTAATTGTGCTATCTGGCCATAAGTCTTAAAATTAATATTTTCCATATTTATTTATTCGCTTTTGGATTTGTCTGACTGTTATTATAGCCTGAATAAAATGATTTTTTAAACCATAAAAAATAGAAAAATAAATACAAGCACTATGAACAACTATGATTTCAAACAACCCAGATCTATCAAGGTCTACCAAGATCTTTCATCTGTACTATGCGAGGAAACTCGATTAAATATAGTGAAGGATTATTTTAATATTAATGGTCTCGTAAAGCACCAGATTGATACCTTTAATTGGTTCGTCGTTAAAGGGTTAAAAAACATCATAAATAACGAACCAAGTATAAAGTATGAATCATCCAAGTATGATAGTTACACTTTAAAATTCAGTAATATTTGTGTGGAGCCACCAACCATTATTGATGATGATCGAATTATAAGGAACTTGTATCCGCAAGAAGCCCGAAACAAGGATTTGAGTTACACGGGTAATGTATGTGTTGATATAATTGAAACTATTGAAAACAATGAAGGAAGACCGCCACAAATCAACGAACAATACCGAGTCCCCATAGCCAAGATACCGATTATGCTCTTATCCGATTCATGTCATTTAAGACGTTTTACACCACAAGAAAATGAAACCTTGAACGGTCATTCAACAGCAGACCAAGGTGGTTATTTTATCATCAATGGCAAAGAAAGAGTTTTAATCAGTCAGGTGAGAAAGGCTTACAATAAACCATTATGTTTCATAAAATCAACATCACAAAAAGACGATGTGTTGATTTGTGAGATGAGAAGCATGTGCGATGAAACGTTCCATTCTACGTCTGTTCAAGTCAAAATGGTAAAGAACAAAATTGTTGTATCACTCAAATTAAAGGGAAAAATGGTCGATATACCAGTGGGTGTAATTTTTAAGTCGTTGGGATTTAATCCGGAACTTATGGGTAATAAGTTCCACAATCTATTTAATCTTCCACACAAATACAATAAGTTCATTGAAACCATAAAAAATAACTGTTTCGAAGAATTTTCAACTTCTGATGTCGGCGATAATAGTGATGAAAGTGACTCTGAAAGTGACGATGAAGAAACATTGGTCAAAGTTTTTCGTAATGTCAGTGTCAGTGCAGACAAAGATGGGGTCACAAGTGGACTAACAATCGAAGACATCCAAAAAAGCTTAGATATGGATTTATTCCCACATTTAGGGATAACATCGACCAAAAGACAACGTGTGGATTTATTGGCTTTTATGATTAAAAAATACCTTTTGACATTGGGTGGAGATCTTCCAGTTGATAATAGGGACGATTATAACCATAAAAGAGTTGAAACAGCCGGAGAACTGTACTATTTCTTGTTTCGGTTGTTGTACAAGAAGTTCCAAAAGACCTGTGTGGCTCAGATCAAGAATCGAAAACCAGATATTTCAAATTTTCTCAGAACTTCGGGTATAACAACGGGAATATTGTACAGTTTTTCGTCTGGTTATTGGGGAGTACAGAGAAATACTTATATAAGAACTGGGGTATCACAGGTTGTGAACCCAAAAGTCTCACTGCTCGCAAACTACTCCAGTTTGCGAAGAGTGGTGATACCTGAAAGCAAAGATGGTAAAGAAGCAAAAACATCTGAAATAAGGCAGATTCATCCTTCCAGTTCATTTCTTATATGTCCAGTTGAAACACCCGAGGGAAAGGGGGTTGGTACAGTCTTGAACATGTCTATTTTTTGCGGTGTTACAACTGGTATTTCAACATGTGAAATTATGGATTCAATTAACCATTTTGAGAAACTTGTTCTTTGTAAATGTTTGAAAAAAAATAAGGACAATTGTCTCCCTATTTTCATTAATGGTTCACCGTTTTTGTATGGTCATGCTGACACCATACATCAAATAAATTTTTTGAACGATACAAATATAAGTATTGTGGTTAATCACAGTCTTAAAGTCATTGAAATATATTCTGATCCTGGTAGGTTGATTCGACCTGTCTTTGATTTGAAAAAAATTTCAGAACTAATTCAAAATAAAGGTCAAATTGAACCTTCATTCAAATTTTTTCTCGACCACCAATTGATCAAATACATCGACATAAACGAGGTTATGTCTAACAATGTTGCAATGGAACCTTCTGATATCACCGAAAACCCCAACACATCATATAATATGATGGAATTGCACCCTTGCGGAATGTTTGGTATTGTGGCTGGAATCATACCATTTTCGGATAGAACCCAATCTGCTCGAAATTGTTTTTACTCTTCGATGGTTAAACAGGCCATTGGTTTCATTCCATGCCATAATCTCAAAACTGAAACTGTATCCCACACTCTGAATTATCCACAAAAACCACTTGTTACCACAGACATTGCAGAATTTAATGGGATCAACGACTACCCCAACGGTATCAACGCTATTGTTGCTATCGCATGTTATACCGGATTCAATCAAGAAGACAGTGTTATCTTGAATAAAGCATCTATTGAAAGAGGGTTATTTGGAACCACAACCTACAACACCTATACCGCGGAAGAAACAAAAAACGGTATAGTCGAAGAAAGGATAGATATACCCATAGATTCTGTAAAAGTTCGTGATTACAATTATGGTTTATTGGGACCAAATGGAATTGTCAGATTACGTCAAAAAGTCAAAAAAGGAGATGTGTTAGTGGGTAAAATAACCATAAAAAATAAAAATGAAGAAGAGAAAATAGTAGACAACAGCATTGTTGTCCAACAAGGAGAAGATGGTTATGTTGACCGCATAACCGATAATATTGTTGATGGTTGCAGAAGAGTCAAAGTTGTTATAGGTCAACTCCGTATACCAGAAATTGGGGACAAATTTTGTTCTGGTATGGCTCAAAAAGGAACATGTGGTATGATTTATCCACAAGAAGATATGCCATTTACAAGCTCTGGAATGACCCCAGATATTATCATCAACCCAAATTGTATACCATCAAGAATGACCATAAATCAAATTATTGCAACTGTTATGGGGAAATTGTACCTAACCAATCCACAACCAAAATTCAAACGAGGAAATCCGTTTATGGAGAATTCAACCACAATTTTGGATGAATTATGTGAAGAGTTGACAAAGCATGGTTTTGACTCTACTGGCGGTGAAACAATGTATTGCGGTTTCACTGGTCAACGTATACAAAGCAAAATTTTTATTGGACCAACATACTACCACCGACTAAAGCATATGGTCAAGGACAAAATGCATGCTCGCTCTCACGGTCAAGTTACAACCTTACATCGTCAACCAAATTGTGGTCGTTCACAGGGTGGAGGTTTAAGATTTGGCGAAATGGAAAAAGACTGTATTTTAGTGCATGGCGCAACCCAGTTTTTGAATGAAAGAATGTTTTTGTATAGTGACCCTTTCCAAGTCGATGTATGCACTGATTGTGGTATGATTACATCTACTTCTAAAAAATGTCACGTGTGTAGTTCTTTTAATATTAAAAGGTGTAACATACCATATTCTTTCAAAAATTTATTACAAGAACTTAATGGTATGGGGATCAAGACTAAAATAGAACTATAAGGTAATAAGGAAATTCCAAAATTTTTACTATTTAAAAATTTTTTATGGTTCTTTGAACCTTTCAAAGCCCAAAAGGGGTTGATAGGCACTAGCAAATTTTATGCTTAAAACAAGCATAAAATTTGAAATATTGAAATTTTGATTATGTTCCGTGGGGTACCCCCTTGCCAAGGAATGCATAAGCCTTTGACCATAGGTCAAAGGTAAACGATGTCCGTTTGATAGGGATTTATAATGGTTTTTTGCTTGATTATATTTTTGATGTTCCACCTGACATACGTTGACCGTTGGTGGAAATTGGGAACTCTCTCAACTGCCACATTTCTCCGTTTCTCTTGCTCATGAGTGATTGCATCATGTCCGATCTGTGTTGTAAAGCCGAGTTATGGAACTCTTCTACGGCCAATTGATTGTTGTCCCCACATGTTCGAGCATCTCTGGGATCTTTGAGTCTTCCAGTCGACTCACCGAAAGAGTAGATGTCAATTTTGTTTCGAGTGATGTAATTGGGTGCTCGAGCAGCATTAATATCATCATAATAAAATTTTGGTTGACCTAAAAGTTTATCCACATATCCTCTCTTCGAGTCGGAATACCCAACCATTCTGGGATCGTAAATCATACTTGGCTCGTCTCCAGTGATATAATCGGTAGAATAAGGCGCCTTTGGACCTTTACGACCTTTTTGTTCGATAAACATCAAATCGTTACCATCTGTTATACTGGTGTAAACGGATTTTTCAGGAACTCTTGACACACCGTAATTTTGCAAAATTTGTGGTCTTGTTATCCTTTGTTCAGAAACGTCGTATGGACTGATGTAATTGTGGTCTGCAACAGCAGAAGACAAATTTTCACCGCCACAATCGGTTTTTAAGGTTCCTCTACAGTTGCTGTTCGTTCGTGTTGTTAATGGACCCAATTGACCACTGATATTTGTTGAATTGGTTGGCCAATTAGGTTGATTTGAACCACTTGTATTTTCATAAAATCCTTCTTTAATTAATGGTTTATTCCACTTTTGTACACAATTACACACTCCTCTACACTTGCAATCGTCAAGAGTGACGTATCCAGACAAGAATAATTCGTCCGATCTGTAGTTGTTGGTAGCAGAGTGTATATTATAGTTGTCTGTACCCCATTCTTCCATATCAGTGATTGGTGGTACAATTTTTGGGGGGATCAATGTTCTAGGGTTAACTCCACCAAAAAGACGTCTTGTAGCGGTTTCTGTTGTACCACCGGTGCTGAGAGACTCACAGCCACACCACCTGTTCATTCCCATAAGACCATCGTTTTCACTGCAGGTAACTATGGTTGTTTTAGGCGTGGTATCGTAACCATCGGGTTTGTAACCATAAAGAGATGCAATATTGTTATCAAAATCTATAGGCTGATAAGTCTCCATATTTGCATTCATAGAGTATGGACTAAATTGACCTCTATCTGAGACTCCAGGCGCGTACCCAGAAGAACCAAAGGTTTGATAGTTGTTCAAAAATCCAGCATAAGATGGTGTAAATATTTGTGCCTCTGGTAAGGTCACACTGCCACCTTGAGGCAAATCAAAAGTATACTCGGTATTTCGAGCTGATATTTCATAAGGTCCATTGTCACCCTTTGAACACATTGGTTTGTTTGCCAGAGTGTAAGGTGAACTGAAACCTTCTTTTAACTCTTTTCCGGGCAAATTTGCCCATTTGCCACGTTTACTTCTGTCATACAACAGTGTACCAAACATAACGGCAATAATTATTAAGACTACGTCAATCATTTATTATATCTTGAAATCCACCACTAACTCTTTACCAGGCAAATTTGCCTGGTAAAGATAAGCCTTTCTGGCCAGTGGAATTTGTTATTTTAGGTCCCTTCAAATTATATTTTTCAAAATTTATTAAATAAAGATGATTAACACTTTGACAGATCCCATTATTATGACTACTGAAGATGAAGCCCGTTGTTGGTTTCTAGTAGCTCAATTGGAAGAAATGATTGCTGATGTAGAGAAAGGACACGTAGAGATCAGAGAAGGATTCGAACAAATTTCCAAAGAAATTGAGCTTGAAAAAAAATATGTTGAAGAAGACTTTAAATTTTTCAAAGATATGAAAGCGCAAATTGATGCTTGTTTTGTTCATTAACTTCTATTATTCTTGTCTGAAGTCAACAAAACTTAAGTTAGAATCTAAGTTACAAACAACAAAAACAAATCGCGATCAAATCAACAGAGAGAGAATGTCTCTTCAGGCTCAGTTGTTACCTTTACAAAGAGAAAATATGGACTTAAAGTGCAAACTGAATACACAAGTTTGTAGAAGATGTACTCAAAGGTGTTAACTTGAAAATTTTTTATGCTACTAAAGCATAAAAAATTAATGATTAAAACAAGCTTCAATTTGTGTGAATAGAGCAGTTTTTGAATGGTTTGAGTATGTTTATTGAGTGACCAAATTCAAGCTTAAAATAATAAATTTTTCATGCCCAAAGGGCATCAAAAAATAAAACGAGAGGGTGAATGGTTTAAATAATCATAGTTATTGTGTGAAATAAAAAATGATTTTGTCTGAGGAAAAAATAATAAGATAAAGAATGGATAATATCAACACTAAAACAACAAACTATGAATTTTATGCTTATTCTTGGCATCTGGATGAAGAGTACCAAGATGAAACATTTATTCGAATTTATGGCTTCGATGACCAAAATAAAAATATATGTGTGGCTGTTAACGGATTTCGACCATTTGTATGGGTCGAAATGCCCACTCACATTAATTGGAAAAATATCGGGAATAAGGAGAAGTTGTACCTTTATTTTCGACAAATGTTTCCAAACATCAAATGTACCTTAAAATTTTGTAGAAAATTGTATGGTGCCAATTTAAAAAAAACGAAAGAAGGTAAGTATGTCCATAAATTATTTCCGTATTTGTTATGCTCATTTGCATCATATAAAGATTTAAAGTTCAACTTTCCCAACAGACTTAAAGTACCGCAAAGAATTCCAGGTTTGGGGAACCTTAAATTTCATGTACATGGTCAAGATGCATGTCCGCGTCTTCAATTAACTTCAAAGTATAATTTACCCACAGCTGGATGGATAAAATTTAAAGGTACAGAGATCCTTGACGAACAAGATAAATTTACCAGTTGTGATCGAGAATTTTTGGTCGATTTGAACCTTTATCGGAAAACATCCGAAGAAAAACCAATTTCAAGGTCTAAAAAGACCACAATTCCAAAACCGCTTATTTTAAGCTTTGATTTGGAAGTCAACTCTGAAGACACAGTGACTATGCCCAAGGCATCTCGACCAGGAGATGTCATATTTCAGATATCATGTGTGTTCTCTCGGTTGGGTAGTCAGACTTATGATAAATATTTGCTATCGCTTGGAGAACCAAAAGAAAGTGTGGTTGGTGCCAAGGTTCTATCTTATCCGACAGAAAAGAAATTATTAATGGGTTATAGAGACCTTGTAAACGAAAAAAATCCAAACGTTGTTATTGGTTACAACATCTTTAATTTTGATATCCCATATTTAATGGATAGATCCAATCATAAATGCATCTACCCAGAATGGTCCCAACAAGGCTTTGCCAAAGAAAAACAGGGGATACAACGGGAAATTAAATGGTCATCTTCAGCATACAAAAATCAAGAATTTAAATTCTTGGATTGTGAAGGTAGGCTCTACATTGACCTTTTACCGGTTGTCCAACGAGATTTCAAATTGAACGATTACAAGCTTAAAACAGTCTCTACCCATTTTATCGGAGAAACAAAGGATGATTTGGACCCTAAAAGTATCTTTCGTTGTTATCGAGAAGGGATCAAGACTCAATTATTGTTGATAATAAAGGTTAAAAAGAACCTTTATGGATTGTTTGGAGTTGATAGTGAAGACGACCTTAAAAGTTTGACGTTTGAAGAAGAAGTAACGGATGTTTTTATGGTTACGAACCACGCTGCATCAATAAAAAATATAACGGCAAAAATTCAACATTTGGGTGATGGAGATAATTTCAGAATAAAATATGAAGATCTGAGATATATGGTTGTTAATGAGGCAAAATTTGATTTATTGGAAACAAAGCATCATCTTAAGGTGAAAAAGTTGCAAATTGACAACTTGTCCAAAAAGTACATGTCGATTTGTGGTAAGTATTGTATGCAAGATTCAATGTTGGTGACAAAATTGATGGAGAAGCTCAACGTATGGTATGGTTTGTCAGAAATGGCCGTCGTATGTAACGTACCCATGATCACCCTGTTCACTAAAGGCCAACAAATAAAGGTTTATTCGAACCTTTATAAATATTGTCTTGAAAATAAATTTGTTCCAGAAAAAGATGGGTACACCGTATCAGAAAACGAAAGATATGTTGGTGCTCATATCTTTGTGCCAAAACCAGGTCTTTATGAAAATGTGGTTCCACTGGACTTTAGCGCACTTTATCCATCGTTGATCATAGCCTATAACATTGATTATTCGACTTGCGCATTTGATCCAACCATACCAGATGAATTGTGTCATATTATGGAGTGGGAAGACCATATCAGTTGCAAACATGATCCAAAAGTTATTGAAAAAGCTAAGCTTACCAAGACCATTGATGAACTGACTTCTAAGAAAAATTACGATAAAACTTTGGTTAGTCAACTTCGAAAACAAAGGTCGGAAATAACCAAAAGTTTAAATAAAAATGTAATGTGCGAGAAACGAAAATACAGGTTCTTAAAGGTCACAGAAGAACATCCAGAATTTAAAGGTGTACTTCCAACAGTTGTACAATCTTTATTAGATGCAAGAAAGGAGACCAGAAAAGAAATGGGTAAGCTTAAAGACAGCCTTAAAACAATAACAAATGAACATGAATATAAAGAGGTTCAAACAACCATAGATATTTTAAACCAGCGACAACTTGCGTACAAAATATCAGCAAATTCAATGTATGGTATCACCGGAGTTAAAGCTGGCATGTTACCGTTTATGCCAGTTGCAATGTCAGTAACATACATGGGCCGTAAGAATATTAACGTTGCCGCTGAAACTCTCCAATCAAAATACGGAGGAACTTTAGTGTATGGAGATACTGATTGTCTGGTTAAAGATAGCCCTATTTTAATAAAAAATAATATCACAGATGAAATATTCTATACAACTGTAGACAAATTAAGTCAGGGTGACTGGAAACCAATAAATCCAAATAAAGAAATTTCAACTCCAAAGGAAGGATATACCATTTGGTCAGATAGAGGATTTACAAAAATTGAAAATGTGGTTCGATGTAAACCACTAGAGACAATGACCCGTGTAACAACACACATTGGTACTGTTGTATGCTCAGATAACCATTCGTTGTTATCTGAAACTTTGAACTGTGTTACCCCGCAAGAAGTCGAAATTGGAGACAAACTTTGTGTTACTGGACTGCCACTTCCCGAAGATACACCTGATGAACCTTTATATCCAAACAAGCTGACATCTGAAGATATAGAAGATTATTGTATTACGGCCGACTTCGCCGGCCTACGTAGCTCGGGGCTATGCCCCGAGAGTATTCCACAATTTCAATATAAAAACATAACGTCAAAAATTGCATTTATATGGGGTCTTTTTATGGCCGATGGAAGTAAATGTGATAACAATATGGTTCAAAATTACCGTGACTTATTTTATCATGATAAATATAAAAAAATACCCGATATTATCCTTCAAGCGCCCATAGAAATTCGTCAGGCGTTTTTTATGGGATTTTATGCTGGCGATGGATCTAAAAAAGATCCTTCTATTTCTATAAGTTTTAAAGGTCAAATTGGATCAGCCCAATTATTTTATTTGATGAAAAGTGTTGGGTATCAAGTTAGCATAAACGTCAGAGATGACAAACCTAATATATATAAGTTGACGGGGTCAACTCCAACAAAAGCATTACGCAAGGTTCCAAATGCCATAAAGAAGAAAGCTTTGTATAGATATGACGGTGATTACATATACGACATTCAAACAGGTAATCATCACTTTGCAGCAGGAATTGGACAACTTGTTGTACATAATAGTTCCTATGTATCTTTCCATGATAAAAAATTTACTATACCCGAGTTGTGGGATTATGCCATTAAAGTTGCAGATGAGATTTCTGGTCTGTTTCCACCACCAATGAAGCTTGAATTTGAAGAAGCGGTGTATAAAAAATTTCTAATCTTGACTAAAAAACGTTACATGTACCAGTCATCATCTCGAGATGGTAAAATTAACCCTGAAATTGGAAAAAGAGGTGTTGTGTTGAATCGAAGGGATAACAGCGCCTTTATTCGCAAGACATATGAAAATGTGGTTAAAATTATCTTTGAAAATACAGAGTCAATAGAGATATTGAAACAAAAGGTTGTTTCATCCTTGACAGGCGACATAAATTCTATGTTTAATCATACCCTACCAATTGAAGACTTTATCATCACAAAGGCAACCGGCGACTATGGTAATCTTCAAGCACAATATTTTTTGAATGAAAAAGGGTTACATCGAGCCACTCTTGGACAATATAATGTTCCATTTTTAACCGATGATATTCGAGAACAAGAAGGTATCGAGACACCACAAGAAGAGACAGATTGGTATCTCTCAAAACTTCCAGCCCATATTCAACTATTGGAAAAAATTAAGAGACGTGGTCAAATGCGCAATGAGGGTAGCAGATTGGAATATGTGATTGTGGAGACAAATGACCTTAAAGCAAAGCAGTCGGCTAAAATAGAGACTTCAAACTATTATTGTAAAAATAAAGGTCTCTTGAACCTTGATTATTTATACTACCTCCATCGCTTGATTAATCCAATCGATCAAATTTTAGAGGTTATTTTTGACCTTAAAGACTTTATGAAGACTCATTATAACCACAGAGTTGCGAAGCAGAAATTGACCATACAATTGAATGATTTGTTCTCTCCAAAACTTGAGATCCAAAAGGATACATTGTACCTTGTAAAAATATGTCCATTTGAAGAACTTATTTTTCAAACCGCTGTTTCAGTTCGTGGAAAAGAACTGGACAAAGTTGTATTGAGTATAATCGACATGATGAAGTCAAATCATGTCAATGATAGATACTATTTAATTTATGGTAACAAGAAGGATTGTAAAGAAACACTAAAAAATATGGAAGAGTTGTGCTATGTTGAATATAAATTGGAAATGGACTACGTTTCCAAAGGTGACATGTATAGTTTTATTCGATCAAAATATGGTCCAAATACAGCATTGAAAACCCAATTTATTTTCAAAGACAATTATATCGAACTTGGTGACATGACTGAATCCAAGCTTGTTTCAGCTATAAAACGAGCGTGTTTAAAATGATGCATTAACCTATCACTAGTGATAGGTCGTGGGTTAGTTAAAGTATTTTTATGCCTTTGAGGCATAAAAAAGATAAAAGAGTTAATAAAGAATGAGTAATATTGATATTGAAGTCGCCGCACCCTTAAATCCGACTAAGAAAGTCGGAAGATTCACTTTTTCCAAAGAAGAAGTGAAGGAAGGATCAACACCGCCTATTTGGAAAACTTTTAATTTTTGGATAGAAACGACCATATTTGTCATTTCGGTCCTCGGAGCTATCTGCATTGCTTTTGGAGTTATGGAAGGGTTCTTGTTATGGTTTGTTTCCAACTCTATCTGCATTGGTTATTTTTCCTTCAGAAAACAGTATCCGCTAGCCTTACAACAACTTGTTTTTTTGATAACCACAATTTTGGGTATAGTCCACCATTCAGAAAATATTTTTAATATTTAAAACAACATTTTGTCATACATGCTTGAGTGCATTTACCACCATTATCTGGTACTGGGCTAGTACAATCGGAAAGACATTGTTGATCACACACCCCAAAAGCACTAATAGGTTGAAACAAGGCAAATAGTGCCATTAATACGGTCAGAAACATTTTTTTGATATCCATTTATTTATACATTCTTTTCGCGAAGCGAACGGGTCGACCTATCACAGTAAAACGTGCCACATGTGGCACGTTTCAAGTGAATGGCCGAAAAAATCAAAGCGATGTTGAAAAAATAAAAAATGCGAGAATGGTGTTTTTTAATCTATATTTATAGATTAAAAAATCTTTTTGATAGGTTCACATCATCCTTTAAATAAAAAAATGATTTTTATTTAAAAATAAATACATAAATAAACTATGAATCAAGCATTACACGACGTATATCACGCACCTCAAGGTGCACACAACGATAATGATGTAAAGAACCATTGTTACTCGTTGTTTAAAACATCCAAAAATAATGGTCTGAATGGATCTTCTGGGTATACTCATGTATCTATGGGAAACAAAACCGGCCATTATTATCTTTCGGCGACAAACGACCACGAATTTTATCAAAACTATAACCAACTTGTCACTTCCAATGTACCTGTATGTTTAGCCGAAAAACAAGGTGATTATGTACCGCTTCTTGGAGACATTGACATAAAAATTGACTCTGAAGGAGTTCAAAATTTTAAGAACATTCGAACCTTGTACACGAACGAAGAACTATTGGCTACAATCAAGTGCTTTCAAGAAACCATAAAAAAACATGTTTTGGAACACACTGAAAAAGCGTTGACATGTGTTGTCTTGGAAAAAAAACCTTACACATCGGGCAACTTTTTAAAGAATGGATTCCACCTTCATTTTCCATATTTGTTTTTGGACAAGGATAAGGTTAAAAACGTCATTATTCCAAAAATAAAAGAAAACATCAGCTCTTTCAAGCTTGGAAATGGAAAGAAGCTCTTTTCCGACCACACTGAAAGTCCTGAAAATTTTGTGGATGATGTGACCAGTAAATGTTGGTTGATGTATGGAAGTTCAAAGTCTGAGGAGTTGAAACCATACAAATTAACCGAAATTTATAATCATGAATTGGTTAAAATTCAACCATCGGAAGCATTTAAACTTGGACAGTTCTTCGCCAGGGATGAGGAGAGCTTAAATGTTGACGATTCAAATGTTATGGACTTGTTACCCCAACTGTTGAGTGTGTCTCCAATCAAGAAAGAAATTTTCAATGTAAAGACGCCAACAGATTTAAAGGTTCCAACCAAGGTCTATTTGAAACAAAAGTTGAAAAATATTGATGTTAAGGAAGATCGCGCCACTATTAAAAAAAATTTACTTCAGGCTAAAGAACTCCTTAAAATTTTAAAGACATCTCGAGCTGACGAATACAACTCGTGGTGGGATATTGGCATTATTTTATTCAACATTGGACATGGTTGCGAAGAAGCATTCAAAATTTGGAACGAATGGAGCCAGAATAGCGACAACTATGACGAAGATGCATGTTTGGAGATGTGGGAAAAAATGGAGAAAAGAGACCCTAAACATGGACAAACGAAAAGTATGGGGTCTTTGAGATGGTACGCAAAACAGGACAGCGTCAACAAGTACAATGAATTTGTTGAAAAGTCGCATGGACTATTTTTGGACGAAAACAACCTGTTTGATAGTGTGATGATGGTTGAAATTATGACTACCGATGCACCATTGGCCAGATTATTGTTGGATATGTTTTCCGACAAGTATATTTTCTCCGATGATGGTTGGTATTCTTTTAATGGAACAATTTGGGCACCCGTCAAAGTTTTGAAAGAATTTCGATTTAAGCTTGAGCACATCTCTATAAAATACAAACAATTTAAGAAAAAAATAATGGAGATATTGTATCAAGAAGACACTGACACTGACAGTGGCCAAGAGAGCGATAGTGACGATGAAGAAGAGAAGGAAAAATTGTCCAAGAAAAATAAGGCTATCTTAACCGCAAAAAAACAAGATATCAATAAGGCTATAAACAAGCTAGAAAATTTTACATCTCAAAATGGTATTATTAAAATGTGTGAAGTTTTATTTTACAACGAAGAGTTTTCCGAGTTATTGGATGACAATCCACTTATCATCGCATTTAAGAATGGTGTGTTTGACTTTGAAACTCTTTCATTCAGACAGGGGTTACAATCTGACTACTTGTCCAAAACTTTGAGTATACACTTTGACGAGACCCTAAACGATGAAAGTGACGAAATTAAAAATTTGAACAATTTTCTACGTAAAATTTGCCCAGATAAAAGTGTTCGCAAGTATTTTATTGAACAGACATGCGAGGTGTTTAGGGGCGGCAACAGAGATAAAATTGCAATGTTTTGGACAGGCAACGGAAACAACGGGAAATCTGTCACTCAACGTCTGTTTGAGACCATGTTGGGTAAAAAATTTGCAATCAAGCTGTCTACGAGTGTACTCACGGAACGTATTCAGCCCGGTCAACCCAATCCACAATTGAGTAGACTAAGAGGCGGTGTTAGATGGGGAGTGTTCGATGAATGGGGCAAAACGGAACAAATCTTGAGTGGATCATTAAATGTTCTAACTGGTGGTGATTCTTTACCTTGTCGAGACTTGTTTCAAAAAGGTTCCGAATCAAGTGACTTTACTCCAATGTTCAAAATGCTATGTATATGCAATGAACTGCCTTGTCTCAAAGACGCGGTCGATGCAACTTGGGATAGAATTCGAATTATCCCATTTGAAGCCAAATTTGTATCGCGAGAGAAATGTCCACCAACCTTGAAAGAACAAAGAGAAAAGAAGATATTTCTGTGCGACACAGAGATGACGCAAAAAGACCGCCTAGAATCGTTAGCTAAAGCTTTAGGGTGGTATTTAATCCAAATTTTTATAAAGAAAGAAAAAACACGAAGAGATGGTTCATATGAACCAACTATACCCGACAAGGTAAACGAGGCCAAGATAAAATACCAGGCTAAATGCGATGTGTTGGCATTCTTTATGGAGGAAACATACATTAAAACAGACAACAGTGATCACAAGATCACATTTGACGATATGTACGTCAGTTTTAAGAGCTGGTACATAAATTCGTTTTCAGGGAAGATGATAACCTTAAATAAACATGAATTTATCGAAATGGTTAAAAACAAGTATGCATTGGCTGAAACTGATAGGGTTCTAAAAGGATACACATGGAACCGTAAATATGATGATGATAGTGATGAAGATTAATCCGACTGCACTTCTCAAATTACAATAAAAAAGAAACTTTAATTTTTTATACTTAAACAAAGCATAAAAAATCCACCTTTTCAATTGTTCTCAATATGCATTCCTAGGCAAGGGTAGTAGTAGGAAAAATTTCAATTTTTCAGTTTAATGATTGAGATAACCATAAAATTTGCTAGTGCCTAGTAACCACTTTTTGGGTTGATAATGGTTCTTTTGACCATTATCGAAGAATATTTTTGAAATTTTCGAAAAAATAAAAAATTGAAATATTTAACAAAATTTAAGGTAAATAAACTATACGATGGAAAACATTGAATTATCTGAATGTACCTATGAGCATATCAAGGATACTTTCTACTATGGTCTCTTTGGAGACTTTAAATTAGTCATCGATAAGGCTACCGGTTGTTTTAATGCAACGAAGTTGTGCGTTAATGGTGGTAAAAAATGGAGTCGCTTGGAAAAATCTAAAAAAATGGTTGAATATTATATAGAAAGCCGAGGGCTCGATCTGGCCCTCTGCTACGAAATCAAAGGCGATAACAAAGATCTTAAAACTCAACTAACTACTGGTACGTATGTACCTAAAGAATTAATTTTAGACATCGCTTCTTGGGTCTCAATTGAGTTCTATGATCAAGTTAAGCATATTATAAATATGATCGATATAAACGATATTGATTCAAAAAAAGATGAGTTTATGGATATGTTTACCTTTATAAAAAATAAAAATGTTGGTATAGATGTTAGTAGCGACTGGTTCCAAGAGTTATGGTATCCTTTGAGTAAAAAGCGGCATATCCTCGGGAGTATGCCACAAAACCAGGGTAGCCTGGAACAAAAACGGGGTAGGACCGGTCCTACCCCACTTCAATATGTGTTTGTACGCACTCCACTTTTAGATTGGTTGGGTTATGGGGGAGAATACAAATTACAAAAACAAGGTTGGAAAAGACTTCTCGATAACAACAATATTCCATATGAAGAAATTGACCATACAGATCAACGCTTTTTAGAACATCCAAGTATGAAGCGCGAACTTCAAAACGTCAACGAAGGTAACTTGGTTCAAAAACGTTGGATTGTAATGGATACTCGTAACTTTAAAAAAGCAGTAATGAGACTTAACACCAAACATTCTGATATGATTCGAGACTACTATTTAAACTTGGAAGAAGCATGTTTTGAATACGCTGAATATCAAGCTAATTGGCTAGTCAAAAAGGCTGAAAAAGAAAGAGATAAAAGTAAGTCTTTGTTAGCCATAAAAGATCAACAATTAAACCAAGAGAAAGAACAACGTCTCAAGGCAGAACAAGAATCCAAAGAAAAGTTACAACGAGCCCTCAAATTCAACCAAGCCACTAAACAAGTCGAACCACAAGAATATATCTATATTGCCACAACGGAGCAATATATGCTTGAAACCAAATTTAAACCAGGTGGGTGTGGTACGTTCGACTTGGTTAAATCTAGGTTGTCTCAGTATAACAGTGGAAAATCTGACTCAAATGCACACTTTTACGTGTACATCAGAAAAGTGGTTAGTTATCGATCTATAGAACAAGCTTTATTGGGATGTCTCGGAGGATTTAGAGAGAATGCTAATAAAGAACTCTATATCATCAACTATAATTGGTTGGTAAAATGTGTTGACGCTATAATTGACCATAATGATGAATTTCTCTTATTTGTCAATCTTCATCGAGATCAAATGGTGGAGGATACCATGAACAATGAACCTATTATAGTACCTCCTCTTCGTCTTGAAAAAATAAGAATTTCATATCAACGAATAGGGGAGGAAGAGGTTGATTTAACCACGATTTTTAATCAAGATACAATTGACGCAATTAAGGAATCTTTAACCTCGTTCAGTCCAGATAACAATACTATTAAGAGAACTGCTTTCGAGAACCATTTAAAACAACAGTATCCAGAGGTTAAAATTGACAATAAAAAGAGACCATTGTGGGAAATTGTTAAACAAATTGGAGGTTCAATTAACCCTAAATGGAGATACAAATATTAATAGATAGATATAATTTTTATGCTTAATGAAAGCATAAAAATTAAATTATTAGTACACAACTCCAAATAATAAAAAGGCTGAAATCAACCATAAAACATAACTATTCAACCCAGACTTCTCTCTGACCTTTGGAAAGTTTATCAGCAAAACAAGGCCTATTGCAACCAAAATAAAAATGTTTCTATTTGTTGGCGTTGCTGAAGGCGTTGTGAACCTTTCGACGATAACATCTTCAAATGGTTCCAAGAGTCTTTTTGTGTATTCAAGGTCTGTCAAACTTAATGGTTGTTCTCTACCCATTTTCAAAGTATTTATACTGTCACCGCTCATTTATTATACTCCATTATTTGGGCTTGAAAGGGTTAATAGAATGAAATATTGACCGATGCATCTTCGATCATGGTCTCTACAACCATCATAAAATTGTCTCCTTTTTCAAAAATAATAGGGTCATCAAATTCCTTTAATATGTGACCAAGTTGAACATCTTTTTCAATGATGTATTCACTCCTTATTTCGTTGTTTACCATAAAATACAATTTTGTTGGGTTCTTTTCACCATATTTCAATTTTTCACCAATTTTATATTTATAGGGTGACGTAGAGAACCCAACAGAAACAATATGGATTTTTTGTGGGCAAATGAAACCAGGATTGAAGAAAAATGTTTTTTTAACTGACGCCGTTAATATTTGACCTTTAGAAAATAAGTGATGCAAATTCTGGTTCAAATAACCACTCATAGATTCAAATTTTTGATCAACATAATTTTTGGTGGCTGCGTCATTAAGGTCAATTGGACTTTGAATATTTTTGATTTTAAAATGGTTCAAATTAACGTCGGAATTTTTAGACAATTTGGCTTCAAGTTTTTCTGATAGGGTTAAAAACAACCAATCAACATATTCTTTGTTGACAGCGTCCATTTTGGCTTGAGGAACCTTCAAAATATGAAGTGATCCTGAAATGGTGTCTCCCGTTTTCTTGACTGCGTTGTCGACAGAATCTTGAAGTTCGTGTATCAGACTCAACATATTTGGTTTTATGTCTTCGTTCTCAAACGTTTCGAAATGTGGTTTAATCAACCTTTCGATATGAGAGTTGATATAGTTCGAAATATTATCGGGCACTTTCTGTTGTTCTTCCGATACAACAGCAGTACCATTCATTGTCTCTTTAGACAAACTTTTATAAATACTTGGTATAAACATGCTCGTAGGCTTATCCATTTATTTACTCTAAAACAAGGATCACGAAAAATTTAACGTGGAAATTATTTTTAACCTTTAAAGGTTAAAAATAAGCATAAATTAAAAATATGAATAATCCATCCAACCACCCGCAATTTGCACGGTTGTACCTGTGGCTGTTTTCAAATCTCGATTAAATAATGGAATTAAGGTTGCTAAGGACCCTCCATTATTTTTATAGTATACATTACAGTAGATAGCTAAAGATGGTGCATTTAAACCACCAATGGCCAAAGTTTAACTTTGATTAAAATTAGTATCGGCGTACGTGGTCGCGTCTGGTATAGTTGCACCTGTGACTTGAGCATCAACATAGGTTTTGTTAGCTAACGAGTTACCGGTTGATGGAGCTAAAGGTTGCAATATCTCACCTGTCATAGTACCTCCTGTTAGTGGTAGAAAAGGACCACCTCCAATTAAACTATCAACATAGGCTTTATTAGTAAGATCGCAGGGACCAACAGGAGGCTCGCATTGTACCACTTTGAATGGCATTTGCATATTGAGGTTACCTGTCATAGTACCTCCGGTTGATGGTAGACCACCACCACCTCCTCCAGTGGCAATTAATTGAGCCACAGGTCATATAATCTAAAATTTGAATTTGTAGACATTTATTAATTATATTATCTAATGGAGAAATTTTCCATTACCGGGGCCAGTTCCACGGGGGTATGGTTATATTTGATCACATCATTCTGGCAAGCCAGCATGGTCAACTTTTGGTCCTTTGAAAGGCTTACCTTTTATGCCTATCAGGTAGGTATAAAAGGGTTTAAAATTATGGCATGTGAAGGTTATTCATCGTCTATATCGTTTAAAATTTTTTCCAATTCATTTTCAACCGTTGTTTCACTTGCGCTAATGCTTGGTCTGGGGGTAACTGAGTTAAGTAAGGGATTGGGTGAAAATTTTGCAAATGTGTTCACTTTGGAAGTGTGATCAGGCTCCATGTTTTCTCTATCGAATTCAATTTGCTTGGATATCTTGGATATGACGACCTTTTTTTCCATTGGTTCTTTTTGATCACCATTTTGTTTTGGTCTGGGAACAAGGCGACATACACCATTCTCACAATCTAGACTGACCTGTTTTGATTGTTGAACTATCGAACTTTGAACAATTTCTTGAATAGATGCTTCGGTATGACCATTAAATTGTAATGATTGACCTGACTTTTGTTCAGATCTGTTGTTGAAAAAATTTTCTTTTTGTGGTGGTTTTCGAGTTAATGTCTCTTGGGAAGGAATTTTGAGAGGTGTTTGTTGAGGTTGTTGAGAACCTGAAAAGTTTCCATTGGTTTGAGGTACATGCCCCCCCAACAAGTATCGCAGTTGATTGTTTTGCATGGTTATTTGACTCTTTAAATCTTCTATGGTCGATTCAAGTTCAGAGATTTTTTTGTAAAAATACATGGATATTCCACCCATTATAACTGCTTCGGATAGTATATGAACTCCATTGTAATTGTTTGGCTCCATTTATTAGTTAATAAAAATGAATGATACTTCATATATTTCAGTCTTGGATAAATTGATCCATAAATATGAAAACCTTCAAGAACTTTACTATTCAATGTATGTCGAGTCGTTTTCTGACACCTCTTTTTTTTATGAGGCATCCAATTTTATAAAACTTTACAACGATTTCAAATGTGTGTGTCGATTGTTAACCACCGTAAAGAATTTGATTGAAAAAAATTATTCAGTGTGTATGCTTGGATTGTATGATATAAAATTTTTGTCAAGATACAAAGATATAAAACATTTTATGGATGCTAACGACCTTTATTCAATTATTGATAGCAATCATATCTAGTTGAAACAAACAAGCGCTTTTATGCCTTTCAGGTATAAAAGAGTTAACGCGAAGAGTTAAGGAACAAAACAACCTAAACACGACACATTAAAAGCATATTGATCGGGTGTAAAAATTTCATCTGATGCAAAACCAGCATAAATGGCGCTCATATTATATTTTGGTAATGCTGCCACCAAATAAGTCAAACAATGGATAAAAAATAATAGTACAACGGTGTTATGCATTTATTATATCTATTTTTGTCTTGAGATCGTTAATGTTTTTCGACTGTTCAACTATGATATCAGTCCAATTTTTACTTTCTTCTATTCTCTCAACGTCATTTTGTGCCAAGTGCATGACCAGTTCACGTAATTCTTTAAAATTTTTTGGCAATGTAGGGTCACCTTCACCCTTTTGAGTTCGTTTGAAAAACTTCAAGAGCCAGTTCCATTCTTGTCACTTTTGCTATAAGACTATGGAGCAAAACATTTGTATTACTATCAACGCCAAAGTATGTCATTTTATCAACTCCATTTTTCAACAAATTGACTCTGAAAGTCAAAAAAGGTCGAATGCTCGGTGCGTGGAAGTCGTTTTAAAGTAAATAAATGCCGACAACAATGGAAAAACAATTCAATGTTTGGAGTGTGCAAGAGCAATTGTCTGAATTTTCAACTCAAAGACAATTGGAGATGAATTTAAAGGCTCTTCGCGACCAATACATTAACGAATTAATGATTGAAAAATCAATGGTATTATTCAACTCAGAAATACCAGAAGAAAAAATAAAGTTGAAAACAAGCAGACGACCCAAGTGTATTATACTTTAACCCTTTGTGGTCAAAGGAAACCATATCCCGGTCGTAAGACCAGATAACCCATTTACTTGAAACGCGCGAACGGGTTAACTCTTTTCCGGGCAAATTTGCCCGGAAAGGTAAGCCTTTGCGGTCAGAGGAACCATACCCCGAAGGGGTATGGTTTCCCACCGCCTGTGAAAGGGTTAAAGAGTTAACTCAATTTATGGTCAAAAAGATCTTGAATACGAAAAATGAAATGTTAAGCTGTTTTTTATTAATAAATAAAGGCCAACAAAATGTGCGATATTGATTTAAAAACTTGTGAAAAAAGTTCCAAGTATAAAAAGAAAGATATAGTCGACCTTGGAAAAAAATGTGGTGTTAACCCAAATTTGCCCAATGGTCGCGAAAAAACTCGACAGGTAATTTGTACTGAAATAGTCAATCAGTACTCTGCAAATCCTTCGTCATCATCGTCTGAAAGTGACGATGACGAAGGACAAAAGTTAAAAAATAACAACGACCCAATCTGTGGCATATCGGAAAAAAAATGCAATGGTTTGGAAAAGGTTGACCTTTTGGCTTTGGGAGAATATTGTGGGGTTGATGTTTATACCGCCAAAGGTAACCTAAAGTCATCAAAAACAATATGTAGATCTGTGAGTCAAAAACATGGTTCTCCTTCTCCAAAAAAAAGCCCACTTAAAAATAATCACGATCAAATAAAAAATATGGATGTAAGTAGCCTTAAAAAACTTGCAAAAAAATTGGATATAGATTGGAAAAAAAAGGATATAAAGGAGCTTCAATACTTGATAACAAAAAAATTAAATTCGATGAGGTCTGTTAGTCCATCTCCAAAATCTCCCTCTCCTCAGAGGTCGAGATCGCCAGGTATTCAAAATATGAAAAAAAAAGAATTAAAGGCTTTAGTCAAAGCTCTTGGAGTGTCTGATAAAAAACTTGAAAAGATGGATAAAAACGACCTTATTCAATATATTTTGTCGCGTAAAAAATCTCCCAGTCCATCAATGAGTCCAGTCAGACAACGATCACCTTCTCCCGTAAGGAAGTCGCGATCACGCACTCCAAAAAGACGATCTGCTTCTCCGAGTCCAATCAGATCAAAGTATCGGGCAGCCGATCTTCTTGGTAAGAAAGTCGCAGAACTCAAAGAAATGGCCAAAGTTGAAGGTCTTAAAAAATGGAAGGATAAAACACCTTCAAAAATGTTAAAACAAGATTTAGTGGATTTTTTACTCCACGTTGGAGGAGGTGGGCAAGTCCCAAAAACACCAAGCTTAGTTCAACCATCAATTTCTCCAAAAGGGAGAGCAGAGCTTGCATTGCTCAAAGTGCCAGAATTGAAAGCTCTTGCTTTGAGTTATGGTTTGAAGAAGTTTAAAGATAAAACTCCATCACAGTTGCGTAAAAACGACTTTATCGACTTCATTGTTTCGACTCAGAAACAGAAATCACGGTCTCCTTCTCCAAGACGATCACGATCACGTTCTGTGAGTCCTCCAAAATATAAATCAAAAGAGTTGGGTTCAACCTCAGATGATTCAGGAGATGAAATTGTGGTTAAAAAGACCGTAAAAAAACCAAGTCCAAAAAAGAGAAGTAAAACACCACCTGCATCGGTTAGAAGGTCTAGAACGCCATCTCTACCACCCTCTGTTAGACCAATTTCATCATCAATCCTGGCTGAAGATGAAGAAGAAGCACCTCCTAAAAGAACTCCACCTGCATCGGTGAGACGATCAAGGACTCCTTCGGTTAGGCCAAAGTCACCTTCTGTTAGACCACCTTCTCCATCGCCTTCAGTTAGGCCAAAGTCACCTTCTGTTAGACCACCTTCTCCACCGCCTTCGATCAGACCAAAGTCGCCTTCAGTTAGACCACCTTCTGTTAGACCAAAGTCACCTTCAGTTAGACCGAGTATAACGGTAGCCCCTCCTTCTTCAGTCAAATCTAGACCAGATTTGCCAAAGTACACGGGTAAACATGCCGATCGTGATTTGGAAATCTTGGCGCACGAACACAACTTTGAATCGGTGCCAGTCAAAGGCGATGGAAATTGTCTTTTCAGGGCCATAAGCAAATCTTTAAGGCTGAATCAAAACATGAGGTACACACACGAAATGTTGAGGGCGATGGTAGTCGAATACCTTAAAGATCATCCAGATTTCTTGGAGACTTATTTGGAATATGTCACTGAGAGCGGTGAAACAACGCCTGAAGAATACGCTAAAAATGCCAAACGATACATACAAGCCATGTCAAAAAGTGGGACATGGGGCGATTTTATATGTCTGATGGTCTTGAGTGAATTATTGAAGGTTCAATTCAACCTTCTAATTTTAAATACTCGAAATTTTCAACTTATATCAAATAATGATGCTTACACCACCATAGTTCCGCTTGGTTTTATTGATGACTATCATTATACTGCCTTGGTACCTTTGAAGCGTGTTCCACCATTATTAGCATCAAAACCACCACCATCAATTATGGTTCCTTCTGCTTCAATTCGACCATCTTCAATTCGACCATCGATTGTGTCACAACCATCTATTGCACCTTCGATAAAACCATCTATTAGACCTTCGGTTGTTCCTATGCCTTCAATGGAACCTTCGATTGCTGTCCCAATTTCAGATATTGCTCCTAAAATACCACCACCCGTGTTTGGTAAAGTTAAACCATTATCGTCTGTAAATGAATTATTAGAACTTATGGATAAAGTTAAACCATATGTTTATGATGATATATTTCAGTTACAAAAAGCCGAAAGACAGATTATGGTCAGTTTAGGCATGTAGACAAATGAATGATCAATCAATGGACCTTTTATACCCTTTAGGTATAAAAGATTAAAAAATGAATTTTACGGTCAAAAAAATTAGTCTAATAAATATATGATGGATAACGAGGTTAAATTGATTATAAACCAAAAAATATTGTCTTTGGTGGATTTTATCATTAATAAAAACCCAAACGCTGATAAAGGTAAAATAAACCACAAACTCAACCAGCTTGGGTTGTTATGGATACCAAAAATAAAAATTAATGGTACACCAGCAGTTATAACAATGATCGATAAAAAACCAACTATAAAGGTTGAAAAGAACCAATTTTCAAATTATATCTTGTGCGTGGAAGAAGATAACCATATTTTTCAAGATCTTCTGACAAACAAATTTGTTATGCATGTAGGGTCAAAAACAATCATTGGAACAGAAAATTCTTCTGGTGAAATTGAACCTTTAACAAAAGCATTGGTAGAAGTTTGTCACAAATACAAGTTAAAGTATCAAGTACCATTAAATTTGAATACAAGTGATGACCCCGATCAAGATGACGTTATTGTCAACGAAATCCAAGGGCTTGGGTTAAACTATGCAGAAAGTGACGAAGAAGAAATAGAGGACTAAATTTTGTAGATAATAAATGCTTTTGGAACGAAAAATTGGAGACCTAACCCTATGGGAATTTGTGATTGCGTTGGTGATCATTCATCTTTTGGTTGGTATTCTCCTTAATTTTATTAGTAGTAAATAAAAAGGAATGGGAACGCGAGGTTAAAATACTCTTTTATGCCTTTGAGGCATAAAAGATCAGATATATCACCACAAAAGAGTTAATAAATGAAGTATGAAGATTTTTACAAATATTTGGCTTTTAAAGTCGGCAACTCTGCCGTCATTGGACCAAGCATCTCAATAAAGATTGGAGAACACCCTAAAATTTCTTTGGGTCTATTTCAGGGTCCTTTTGAACATCGATTTGTTATTTTTCCAATAAAAATTTATGGCGAAACTGTACGTCATCTTAATGTTCTCATTTTTGATCAAAAAACAAAGATTATGGAGAGATATGAACCTTTTAATCAATATTTGAATTTTCGACAAATTAATGATCTACTTGAATCATTATTGTACAAATTGATGGAGAGAAAAAAAATTTATTTTTTAAAGTACCGTTCGACTTTAAATACTGAAACTGTTTTAACAGATAAAAATTGTGGTCTATATTGCGTTAAATATGTTGTTGAAAAAATTAAAACTCCTCAACATGGTTAGATTTATCCAACCCGCGTCGTCAAGTGAATGTGTATCCCTTTCAAGCCCGGCTTGAAAGGTAAGCCTTTAAAGGTTAAAATAACCTTAAAGGGGTATAAGTTTTTTATGCCTGAAAGGCATAAAAAATAATTTAAATTATATTTTTTGGAGGATAAATTTTTCCATGGATAAATCCGACCATAAAATACAAGAGTAAACTATAACCAAAGAATGCCATAAATGTAATAAATGGTTTTTTGGAGGTTTGAGAAGCCTTAAAATAAGCAAGAATACTTACTGGCACACTAAACCATATAAAATTTGGTGTAAAAAAATCTTTTACCAATAAAGATGTTCCAATAGAAAGAATGGATATCAATGGCCATTGATATTCTTTTTCAAATTTAAAGATGTTTATGACCCAATCAGATATAATATACGAGCCCACAAAAATTGGAGTTGTAGCAACCCCATTTGCGACTGTGTAAAACGATGTTATAATTTGCCATTTATTTTCTCTCTTCGCAACGGGTTAGTTATAAAAATAAAATTGAAATAATTTTTTATAATTGAAGTCAAAATAAAGATGAATGCTTTAATCGACTTGACAAAGTGTCGCGAATATATAACTATAACTATTGGTGGAAAGAACCAACAAGTGAAATTAAACGGAACCATAGACGATCCGTATTTCTGCCATAATGAATTATGTGCTGTTTTAGGGTACAAAGATCCTAAAGATGCACTTAAAAGGTATGTTGATGGAGACGATAAGAAAACTTTAAAGGAGTTGGTGTTCTCTAAAAGTGAGAACACCAACTCTTTAGGTAAAATCAACCTTAATTTATCATACAATGACGGTAAAGCAGTTTATATCAGTGAACCTGGGTTATATTCACTTATTAATGGTTCTCAGAACTTTGAAAATAAAGAAGATTTTATCAAACAAGTTGAAAAGTGGATTGTCCTCAAATACGGCGGCGGTAGCGGTTTGATGGATATCTTCAGTTTTGTAAAAGGGTACAATTTGACCTTTGATATCAATTCAGATTGGTTCCAAGATTTATGGTATCCTTTAAGCAAAAGTCAGCCCCTCCAACTGGAGGGCTGAAAAAGGTTGAAAATCAACCTATAATTGTAACTCAAAATTTACTTGAATGGATGGGATTTAAAGGTAAAGACAACTCTATAAAACAATTTAATTTTTCCAAGGTTCTTCGAAGTCACAAAATACCATACGATGAGATAGGTTACGATCATCCTTTAGTTATTGAATATCCCTGCGTTCAACGCGAAGCTCAATTGATACCTGCAAACAACATAACTCGTAAAAAATGGATTTGTATGGATGTTAGAGCATTTAAAAAAGCGGTGTTGAGATTAAACACTGAAAACTCCGAAATTGTGAGAGACTACTATCTTAACCTCGAGGAAGCCATGTTTGCATACGGAGAGTACACGATGAGATATATGATAGAAGAGACAGAAAGAACACGTAAGGTGCAAGATTCTCAATTAATTCAAGCTATGGAACAATTAGCCATAAAAGATAAGTCTCATGAAGAAGAGACAAAAGAACTAAGAGACAAACTTGTAAAGGCTGAACGTAAGGCTATCAGAGTCAACAAGTTTATGAAGAGAATAACCATTAAAGAGAGAAAAATGGAGTGGATCTACCTCGAGAGGCTGTGGAAGGTTGGTTCTACCATACGTTTAAGTAGTCGTATTGGCGGATACCATACTGGTCGAGCTAAAGGGGTACCAGATTGGAGAACACATTGAAACCATTGACCTAGAAGAAGAGGAAAGTGAGTCTATAAGAGAGGCGTTTGAAGACATTTTGACTAGTATCAAAGAACAACATGAACGAAATGAGACGGCTGTCATACAACGAAAAGATTTAATGAATCGACTCTTGAACGTCTCCAACTCAAACAAAAAAGACTTGTGGAGCTAAATCAAAGAACTAACCGGGTGGACCAATTCTAAATCTGAGCTCGACGATGGAAACTTCAAATACAAGATAGTTTATTAATTGTGGTCAAAAGAACCATAATTTGAAAGAAAGTGGATGCTAGGCACTAGACGATTTTATGCTTCAAACAAGCATAAAATTGAAATATG